CTTGCATCGAGTTATCAACCCAAACTTGTAGCTTGGAGAAAGAACCTAAACGAACCCAAGTATCATCATTTGCTTTAGTATCAAAGTATCCTAACGCAAATTTCTTCTTCATGTCAATACGATCCATTCTTGTTTCCTTTTCTCAATTTATAGAACAATTATAAACGGTTTCATAAAGAATGTAAACAACTTTTTTCTCTCTGGTTAGAACTTTTTGTTATATTAATTACTATTTTTATAACGAATAGAATGTCATCTAAAGGATGATTATTGCTGCCATAGATTGAATCCATTGACTTTCAAACTTATTCTAGAGGGACGATACAAAGCCCTAAAAATTGCCTATTTATAGTCGTATCTGTATAAATAACAGTATGGAAGAGATCTTTAAGCTTATATCCGATGTGGGATTACCTATTGCTGGTGCTATCACAATGGGCTTCTTTATTTTTATTATCATCAAGCAAATATTTGAAGGAATCGTTGACAATATAGCCACGCTTACAATGTTTGCGGAATCACTAGAAAATAGAGCAAGAACCATGTCGAACGAGATGATCAAGATTGATCTCCTTGTTTCGAGTGCATTAGGATTAACACCAGATATTGGCAGAGTTGCTCGAGCAGAGAACTTTGTTGAAGATGGAAAGGTTGACGTAAGGAGAGATTAAGGTGGCAAAAGAAAACCTTAAAGGCGCGTCTCGAAAACTGATACAGGCAGGACAAGATTGGAGTGACCCAGATACGTGGAAGGCATTAGCTTTCGTCTTGGTCTTCTTTGCTGCTGGGTTGTGGTTATTTGCTACACATGATCCTGTCTACACATATACAAAAATGGAATCATTAGAAAGATAATGGATATTGCGAATTTAGTTAATGAGTATGGATTCCCTGCTGTCATGGTAGTAGGACTAGGATACTTTGTGTATTTTGTTTGGAAGTTTGTGAATGAGAATTTACAGCCAGAAATTGATAAACAACACATGGCTTTAATCAAACTCATTGACCGTATGAGAATGCTTGACCAGGATTTAATTCGTTTACAACAAAAAGTAGATGTTGTTCTGAAATATAAAGAAATGGAAAAATTGAAAGAGGAAGGGAAGAGGAGAAAAAAATCAAATGAAACTAGCAATTAAAGTATTATCGGCATTTGTAGTATCATTTATAATAGGTGCTTTGTTTACTGCTAACGCAATGGCAGAGCCTATTGTTCATGGTTTTAAGAATCCGTCTTTTAGTGGGATAGGAACAGGCGCACACTACCTTACCGTTGAGAACCAAGAACACGGTAGAAAGAAAGCAATTAAAGATGCGATGGAAGCAGCGCAGAGAGCAGCCGAAAGAGAAGCATCTAATACAACTCTTGCCAAGTTTATTAGAAACCTAGAATCACGTATATATGCTCAGTTATCAAAACAGTTAGTTGATAACATGTTCTCTAACGAAAACCCAGTTAGATTTGGATCTTTCGTATTAGAAGGATCTACAGTAACTTACGAAGTAATTACAAGTGCAGATGGAACTGAATTTATTAAAATGACAATTGTTGATGAGAATGGAACATCTACAGTTATCGAAATACCGATTGGCAGCGGTAACTTTGGAGGAAGCGATGATACGGGCTCTGACGGCGGTTAGCGTATTACTGTTTTTAACAGGGTGTGCCTCTTTTTCTCAAATTCCAGTTTGGAGCGAAGATCCAGGCGAATGTTCTTACGAGAACGGTAAATGGGATGATTGGAAAGATGAGAAGTATATTGGAGATAAAGCATACCAAGGTACAAGAAAGTTTTTTGGAAAGGGATTAATTTGCGCTGAGAAACCTCAGGTAGTTAAGTTACCATCCTTTATGGAATTATTGAATCTACCAGCTGCACAAAATATGCCTGTGGTTGCAGTATATAGATTCGAAGATAAAACAGGCCAAAGAAAAGATTCACAAACAGGTCAAAGTTTTAGTACAGCGGTTACACAAGGCGGTACTGAATTATTGATTGATGCTCTAAAGACAGCTGGGAACGGCAAGTGGTTTAGAGTTGTAGAACGACAAGGGATAGATGCTCTTGTTAGAGAAAGACAAATTATAAGATCAGCACGGGATGAAGCAGCTAAGAAGCTTAATGAAAAATCTCCTGGTGTAGGTCCTCTATTATTCGCAGGAATGATTATAGAGGGTGGTATAGTTGGTTATGATAGTAATATGAAAACTGGTGGTAGAGGAGCAAGGACTTTAGGTATAGGTTTTAGTAATCAATATCGACAAGACCAAGTTACAGTTTCTGTACGAGCAGTTAGCGTGTTAACAGGTGAAATATTATTGAATGTCCAAACGAAAAAATCAATCCTAAGCTACGGTGCAGGAGGAGACGTTTTCCGATTTGTAGAACAAGGAACACAGTTGATTGAATACGAGGACGGAGTGGGTAATAATGAATCAGTGACATACGCGGTACGAACAGCTATTGAGGCTGCAGTACTAGAAATGATATACCAAGGCCACGATAGAGGGTTTTGGACAATCGTAGATGGACATCGTCACCCCCATCAGAAAGATCATATGGGTACAAACGATAAACATGCGATTAAACAATAAAGGAAAAAATAATGAAACATAAAATAATAGGCCTATCTTTATTATGTATGTTTTCTTTCAATGCATTTGGGCAAGCAACAGACGATAATGAAATTAACATCGACCAAACCGGTGATACATTAACGTTATACATAGACCAATACGGATATGGTAACAAGATTGGACTAAACGACTTTAGTTCTTCTTCAACACCAATGACTGTATCAGGTTCTTCGTTAACGATTAATATTGACCAGATTGGTAATGAGAATTTATTATTCGGTCCTCTGATTGCAGATAGCTCAACTTACAATCTTCTTTTTACAGGAGATAGTAATTCTTATGATTGGAACATAGGATATGTTGGTTCTTCAGACACTTCAGCAATAGATGTTGACTTTACTGGTGATTCAAATACTATGGACTTTGACCAAGGCTATAACGCAAGTGCAGAAAGATTAGATATGGATTTGACATTAATCGGAGATAGCAATATCTTTGATGTTGACATAGATGTAGATGACGCAGTTTGGAACTTCGATATTACAGGTGGTTCTAATAACATTAACACTATGCAGAAGGATGGTGGAGAACAAGAGATCAATGTAACGTTGGTCGGTGATTCTGCTGACATAGATATCAACCAAATGAGTGGAACCTGTGCAACAGGCGTAACCACTTGTAATGGTATCATCACACTCGATGTGGATTCTGATAATGCAACTATTCAAATCAATCAGAAAGATTCAGCTAACGACAGCTAAGTTTCTACTGTTAGGCTCCATTATAACTTTACCTCTTGAAGTTATATCAAGTCAAATAGGAGAAATTGTAGAATCGAAAGGTAGTGGGCAAATTGTTCGAGAGGCTGGTAATAGTATCAGCCTCTCAGACAGTCCCTCAATTGAATTAAACGATACTGCTGAAACAACAAACGGTCGTATGCTAATTGAGTTTTTAGATAAAGCTGAACTCTCACTTACAGAACATACGAAAGTATACATAGATAAAGTATACTACGATCCTGACCCAAGCAAGTCAAAAATGACAATGCGAATGGCATTAGGCACAGCACGCTTTGCTTCAGGTCGATTAGGAATGGTCAATAAGAATAACATTGACATTCAAACTCCCACTGCATCAATTGCAGTTCGCGGAACAGATTTTACAACAACGATAGACGAGCTTGGCAGATCTCTTGTCATATTATTACCTGACGAATTTGGAAACCCTTCTGGTTCCATTACAGTCTTTAATGATGGTGGAGAGATTGTATTGAATGAAGCGTATGCTGCTACAATGGTTTCTTCAATGGATAGTCCGCCTACAAGACAAATCACAATGGTTGGAATAACACCAAGTATGATAGACAATATGTTTATCGTATCGCCTCCTCCTGAGGTTAGAGAAGCAATAGACGAACAGTTAGCAGATGATATGAATGCAGATCAAGGAATACTTGATATTGACTTTTTAGAGTTTGATGGATTAGATATTGATTACTTGGAGGACGATGCGTTAGAGTTCACAGAGCTTGACATTGATTATTTAAATGTTGATTACTTAACTGATGTATTAAATGTAGTTGAGGCATTAATCTCTACAGCAGCAAGACTTGACGATAGTGCATTAGCTCAATCGTCTTTAGGAGCAGAATTAAAAGGTGCAGCCTTTGGTTTAAATTTAGATTCGCAATATAATGTTTATGAACAGGACGGTAAGGTAGTATTCTATCGTTCTGTAAATGAAACGATACAAATCATGTTAGGTTCTAATGCAAGAGCAACACTACGAACAACAGTAGACGGATACGAAGGTACTATATTATTAAACGGTGGGGAAGACACGATTATTGAATTAAGACAGGGTGGATAAATAAGTAATATGAAATATAAGAATAAAAACGAAGAACGAGCATGGGAGATGTTTCGTAAATCAGTTGGACCAAGAGTATGGTCAGGCCGAGATTTGGGTACCTGGTTTGCGATGGGTGTATTCATAGGCGTAATGCTTGTTGCACCATACACGCTTGGAGATGATAATATAATTACAATGGAACAAACTGGTGATACTTTTCAATTAGGTGTAGATCAATTCGGTCACTCTAATGAAATCAGTATGTTAGATGGTAATTCATATATTAATGCTTCAACTTTAGATATGTATTTAGTACAAGTAAATACGAGTCATACTGCTCTTGCTAATAGAATTACCTTTGATGAAATAAGTGGTCAAGGTAATCAAATGAAAATAGGTCAAGGTATTGATTGGACTGATATTACATCAGACACTAACTTGGCTTGGAGTTACGATGGTTGGGAAGGCGGTGGTCATGAAGTTGATATTGCTATGTATGGTGATTATAATAAATTAGCAGTACAGCAAACAAACCAATCTACTGCACTCGACGGACATAACTTTGATTTACATTTAGCAGGTGATAACAACGAAGTTAAAATAAAGCAACAAAGTGATGGCGCAAAGAGTATAGATCTAACTATTTACAATGATGGTAACGATGCGTTCATTAGACAGAAGGGGAACGGTGCTTCGCACAATGCAAACATTACTCTTGATGGATTATATGGAACGGATTTAATATTAAAACAAATGAGTCAGACGAATCAAACGTATACACTGAGTGTTAACTGCATGACGGTTGGTGGATGTGGAGTATCGGTAACTCAAGATTAGATTATACCTTTAAAGTCGATAAACTTATTATAACACAGTTGGCAGTTGATGTCAATAGAAAAATGAAATTATTATGGAATTAGACATTTACGGAAATCCAATAGGAACTAAGTACCCAGGGGAAGAAGGCTGTCCTGATGGTATGATGTGTATTCCTGAAAACGAATTTCATATGCAACTTGCCGGTGCAGGTATGGAATACGATGAAACGTCGAGAGAGATTCAACCTGTTGGCGATGCAGAAGCAATTATAGATTTTACAAAAGATCTACTCTTCCTTGATCCTATGACAATTCTAAACATGGCAGTCCCTCTAACAATATTCGCGGTATATGGTTTAACAATATATGCTGCGGTGAAATACATACAAAAGAAATTAAGTTAATTATGAAAACATTATTACAAAGAACAATACAAGATAAAGAAGTCAATTTATATCCTACATGGTTAATGAGACAAGCAGGTCGTTATATGCCTGCATATATGGAAATGAAAGCAAAGTCAAATGGCTTCTTAGATATGGCAATGACTCCATGGAAGGCTGCTGAAATTACAATGCAACCTATTCTTGAGTTTGATATGGATTGTGCAATTATATTCTCAGACATACTTGTTGTGAATCACGCTTTAGGTCAAGAACTTGATTATAATCCATCTCCTGTATTAGGTCCATATAGTCCATCATTCTTTGATACTCCTATAGAAGAGTTTGTAGAAAACTGCGAACCTGTATATGAAGCAATACGAAGAGTTAGAGAAGAGCTTGATGATAGTAAATCATTAATTGGATTTGCGGCAGCACCGTATACAATATGTAAGTATATGTGTAAAGAACAAAATTTAGATGCGGTAGTAAAACTGATACCGTATATTATCGAACATTTAGAAAGACAGATCGATGCAGGCTGTGATACAGTACAAATCTTTGATTCGCATGCTGGTGATATTTCTGAAGAAGACTTCGAAGCATTCGTTATGAATCCAACTAAACTTATTGTAGATCATATTCGACATCTATATCCTGAAGTATGTATTATTGCATTTCCAAGATTAGTAGGTGATAAGATTAATACTTATATTGAATATGTCAATCCAGATTGTACTAATATCAGCGATGATAAACCAGTTGATGAAATCAATGGTGAAGTACTACAAGGTGGTATAGCAATTAAGAGATTAATTAAAGGAGAAGATATTACACCTGTCCTCAATAAAATGAAAGACAGACCGTATGTTGTTAACTTAGCTCATGGAATCCACAAGACGACTCCTGTAGAGCATGTAAGACAATTTGTAAATACGGTAAAAGAATATCGAAAGAATGTTTAAAACACTAACTCAATGGTGGACGGTATTGTTCACAATCGCAGGATTTGCAGCGATATCAATATCTAACCCTAATATAATACAAAGTATAGAATACGCTTATTATGACTCGTTACAGCAAGCTAAAGAAAAAGAGATTATTGAAGATGTGGTACTTATCAACATCGATGAAAGAGCCATCTCTGCCAAAGGTCAGTATCCGTGGCCCCGCGGTAGCGTTGCTGATTATTTACGCGACGGCCCTGATGATTCTCTTTATGTATTAAATGTAATCTATTCAGAAGCAGATAGATTCAAAGAAGATCATTTATTACAAGAAGCAATGGCAACCAAAGCTGTTGTATTAGCTTCTGCTCCAACTCAACAAACCACGGGAGGTGTAGGCAACTTTGTCGGTGTTGCTACATTTGGTGACCAAGATGCAAACTGGCTCTACAATATTCCGGGGTTACTTTATCCCATTGATGACCTTTCTAGTTTTGCCTTTGGGATTGGCGGTGTACTTGCAGTTCCTGACGAACCAACTGGGGTTGTGCGAAGAAGCCCACTTGTTGTCAATGCAGGAGGAAATCAATATCCCAGTCTCGCTCTTGAGACTCTGCGGGTGTTCTCTGGAGAGTCTTCCTATCAAATGAAGGTAGGTCCACAAGGAGTGGAATGGATTCGTATGGGTCGTCAAGATCCTATTACAACAAACAGTTACGCTGAAGTACCTATTGCCTTTTGGAATCAATTTCCATCGCAGTCAATTACAGAACCACTACCAAGCGGTAAAGTATTAGTTTTTGGAATAACCGCAGAAGGCTATTCTAATCCAGTCGCAACCCCAACGGGTGCAATGTATCCCCACGAAGTTCAAGCTCAGTTAATTCAGACCTTGCTTTCAGGATACGAAATAAAGATTCCCGACTGGTCTGCAATATTTGAGCTCTTCTTTCTGGTCTTAGTGAGTCTAGGAATCCTTGTAGCGGTCTATGTACTGCCCATAACTCCTGGGGTGTTAATGTCTCTTGTTCTCGTTGGTTCTGCATACGGAGTGAGCCATTGGCATTGGACCTCCTCCTTAACCTTTGTTGATGCAACTTTAATTTCATTATGTTCCTTGGTAGTGTTCGCACAATCTTCCTTTAACAAATACTATTTAACCTTTTTGGAAAAGCGCGAAATCATGAAACAATTCGCAGGTTACTGTAGTCCTGAAGTTGTTACTATTTTACAACAAAACCCAGGACTTGTCAAGGAAGGAATGAAAAAAGATGTAAGTATTGTCTTTTCTGATTTGAGAGGGTTTACACCATTAGGCGAATCCTTTGGAGATGATGTTAGAGGACTGACTGATCTTATGAATGGTTATATGGACGCAATCACACAACCTGTCTTAGATGCGAATGGAATGATCATCAAGTACATTGGGGACGCAAGTATGCATATACATAATGCTCCAATGGAAGATGAAGACCACGCAAAATCTGCCGTAAGAACAGGTATTAATATGTTAAGAGCAGTGGAGAAGTTTAATGATAAAATTACTAAAGAAGGACGACCACCTATTGGTATGGGTGCTGGGATTAATAGTGGTCTTGGTTATGTTGGTGAAATGGGAAGTTCGTCACGACACAGTTACGACATACTTGGAGATGCAGTATCAACTGCTGCAAGAATCGAATCTAAGTGTAAAGAATACGGCTGCCTCCTTCTTGTCGGAGAAGAAACAGTAGATCGTTGTGGTCAAAACGAATTCTTCTTTTTAAAGGTAGATGACCTAGCAGTAAAAGGAAAAACTGTTGGAGTTGGAATACATACAGTACTTGACTTGAATAAAGATAAATATATTAAACCGGCTCAGATGCACAATGATATGCATATGAATTATCAGAAACAAGATTTTGATAAATCAATTAAAATATGTAATGATTTAATGGAATGCTTCGAAGGTCAAATGAAGGGATACTACAATATGTGGATTGAGCGTTGTGAATACATGAAAACGCAAGATCTACCCAAGGATTGGAATGGAGTTTTTATCGCGACTACTAAGTAGTTTAATCATCGGCTTAATTGCCTTACCTGCATACGCTTATGTGCCTGACGAATTAGAGTTAGGTTATATAGGACTCAACAATACTCAGAAATTTCTAATACGTAATGGTATGACCGTACCATATAATAAACAAGTAGTAAAAAGAGTCGTTGTTGGTAAAGCAAGGATAATGCCAAATGGTGCAATTGTTAATTTACCGTTTGGACCTGATATGCTTCCATCGTTTGATGCTCTGCAAAATGATCCTAAATGGCAACATAAAGAAAGCATTGATCTATCACACTTAGAGTTTCATCAATCACGAGACTTTAACTATCAATCTGAGTTTCTATTCATTCACGCTCTCGATGTCTTTTCAACATATAAAGGATTAAAGTATGATTGTATCTCAGAAGCAAATCCAATAGTTGGTAAAGATCCATCTCTCTTAAAGCTTATACTTTTTAAAGTTACAATTATTAGTTTATTAGAAAGTATCTATGGTGCCTATCCAAGAGAGTGGAATGCGTTTCAAACTGCATCGGCATATACGACAGGAGTTGTAGTACAGAATAACTTTCAGGTTACAAAAGAAGCAAAAAGAAACCCACGCTGTTTTAAAAGATAAAAAAATAGGGTAGCCTTTCGACTACCCCAACCGGTTGAATTGCACTCAGGTTATGCAATCGTACTTATGCTATAAACTGTTAATCCCATGAACATGGTAATCAACAAACACTCGATACAGATCTCACTATTAAGATGCAACTCTTTTATGAATTGCTTCATCGCTTCTTCCTCTGTTGTTTATATTACGAGTTTTTAATACATCCCTCTGGATGCCACGGTTGAATCCAATATTTAAAAAATGTTTTAAACATTAGGACCCACCGCTAACAAAGACATACAAAAAATACATGCGAGTGCGCATACTTCAAGTTTATCTTTAAATTTCTCTAGGTCCATAAAACTATATATAAAGACTAGTTATAATACATTATAAAATAACTGCTTTATTTTCCATAGAACTCTAGTTCTTCTTTTGCCACACAATCATCGTAGAACTGTTTCAATGGTTTATACATATTTTTGATTTGAACTGGCATAACACCACCCGAATCAAGTACCCATTGAATCTCTCTTGCGAGTTGTCTTGACAGTTTAATCTCTTTTAAAATTCTTTCGTCCATATTTACTCCTACTGCTTATATGCAGAAATCTTTACGATCTTATTAGCATTATCAAATACAAAGTAATCTATTACCTTAAGTGTTTGATGATTCTCTCTAAAGTCGTTTGAAGGATCACTACCTTGTGTCATAATTTCAATATCAATTATAGCGCAAGCTGAGTCTCCTTCTATCACAATCGCATCTATGATCGCGGTTATTCGTAAACAGTTTCGAAAGATTGTCTTGTTAGCCTCAATTACATCTTCTATACCTGTCCAATGACCAAAGCTATCAGTTAATTGAATATCCTTAGAGAACATTGTCTCTAAAGTATCAACATCTTTATTTGAAAATGCTTCGAAGTAATCTCTTAAGATGTCTTCTTTTATTGCGTTATCCATACTCATGCTGCGTTCTCCATTTCTTTTACATGTTTACATTGGCCACGGAACTGAAATCCTTTACAAGAACACTTGCCGTTCGTGACATAATAAGTATCGCCGTTACTACCTTTCACGGCAACACCACCTAGACTACCTTTCTCTTGATAGTCTCCAACTTTTACAAACTTACGTCTTGATTTTGAGAATTGTTTCATTGGTGAATTGAAAACTTTGAGTTCTCCACCTGGAGCTTGATAAGCCACAAGTTGTGTTTGACCATTAACGTGATAGAAACCATTAGTGATCGTATGATCGCCCCAATCGGTAACTTCTTTTAATATCTCAATCATTTAAAAACCTCTCCATAATTTCACCACCAAATACATTGAACCAACTACATCCTTTGTATACATTTTCTATTACAAAGAACGTTGGTGTCCAAACGACTGCTATAGGAACACAAATTATTAACTTACCTACTCTTACCCAATCAACTGACTTGACATTCTTTTCAACAATGTCAGCTGCAGAATTATAGTATTCAATTAATGGTCTCATTTATGTATTGTCTCCGTCAAAATATTTTACTTTAGATTTATCGAAGGTTTCTCCATCTTTACGATGTTTCCAATTGTAGTACCAACCACCTTCTTCCCAATATAAAGGCAATCCTTTACCTGCACGTTTCTCTTCTTCCATGTGGACTTGCATGTAAACGACATGACCCATAATCCATAGGAGGAAAAAGCCTCCAGTATATCCTAGTATTAATTCTAACATAGTTATTTCACCCAAACTTTAGTATACCTCTCAGGCATATTCTCACAAGAGAATTGTTGGTCGGTATAGTTAATTACTTGAACACATTCATTAGTTGAATGGCTCACCTGAACATCTGGTAGTGATACTGCGTTATTCAGTGCGAATATAAATCCTACTGAAATGACTGAAATTGTTACTGCTGAAATTGCTATATCTTTTAACATTACGCTGCCTCCTTGGCAAAATAAGAACTGAGTTGCGAATAGCTCAGTTCGGAACCATCATCCATAGTGAATGTTGATTTGTAGAACGCTCTACTATCTGCGTCGGTAATGATCCATGACTCAAGCTTGGTTAGGATCTCCTTTCTCATATAACCCATATCGGTGTTATCTGTTTTCTTGGTAGCACAGAAGTGTTCTCCATCGAACCAAAGAAGGGTTGGAGTTTCCCAAGATTCAATATGATCAGCCATACTGAACTCAGCGTCGTCAATGAAATTGTAATCAAGTACATATTCCTCAGAAGCTTCGTTGGAATACGACACTGCGTCAAAAGCAGCTTGCTTGAACTCAGGATCCTGAGCATCGGCGATAGAACAAGAAACGACGAATGTATCGCCACCCTTGAACTTCCAATAAGCATCGGAAACTCCATGGACATAATCCTCATCATGAGCCGCGTAGTTTTCTCTGTACTGTGTCTGAATTACTAATTTCATATCTTCTCCATTAATTTAATTTATACAACCATTATAAACGGTTTCATAACTAATGTCAATAGTTTTTATGAAAATAAACTAACTTTTTTAGAACTTTTGGTTATATTAAGTCTTCTTTTTATAAGGAGTAAATTGACCGTCTTTTGGCCTACCGGTTCTTGCCATTTCTGATTGATAACCATTAATGATTCTATCAAACCTGTATGGCTGAACACCAGGTGTACTACGGATGGCTTTCTTAACTGCTATCAGCTCAAGATTCCTTTCGTCAGTACAAGGCCGTTTCATTTCGGTATGTACGATTTCAAATAGGTTATAAAGCTGTCTTTCAGTTAGTCCAACAAGTAAGGCTCTTGCCTCTTTGTCGAAGTTCCTGTCTCCACCTTTATTTCTTTTTCTGCCGTCCGATTCTTCATATCTAGTATTCATTATATTTTTACCTTTGATGTGTCTAAAGCCTTCATAAAGTCATTAGGGTTAACATTGCCGTCCTCGATTTCCTTCTTCAGGTAATCTATCGTATCAAATATGGCATCTTGTATCGTCTTCTCAGGAAGCCATCCGAGACCTTTTGCCTTATCAATATTCGCAAATATCGTATGAGCTTCTCCATTGATCTCTGGTTGATTATCATATTCAAGATAATCTGCAGGTACTTCGTCCTTAAGATACTCCCAAATGATTTCAGAGATTTCATATAATGAATGCGATTGATTCATACCTAAATTGAATGTTTCTCCAACAGTTCTTTCGTCAGTCAGACATTGTATATGGAATTTATTTACGTCATCAACATGAATAAAATCTCGTCTACGTGTTCCGTCTCCGAATATGATTGGATTATTACCACCAAGTAAACGAATAGCAACTCCTGCGAATAGAGGAGGTACAGTTCTCTTATAGTCTTGAATTGGTCCTGCGATATTGAAGTAACGTAAAGCCGTATACTTTAGTCCTCTTGTTCTTGCATAACTGTCTGCTATCAAAGCAACTGATGCTTTTGAAACTGCATAGAATGTTGTAGGATCTGAAGCACCTTCTTTATAGCCATCTGCAGGTAGCTCAACGTTTTCGTATACTGCAGATGTTTCACTAAAGATAACTCTGTCACATCCATTATTTAGAGCTGCATTAAATACATTAATAGAACCAATGATATTCTGTTCAGCGGCAAAGACAGGTTCATTATGGCAGTCATAGATTGAAACTAAACCACCGAAGTGAAATACCACATCAGGTTTCTCTGTTGCGAATATTTTGTCTAATAATACAGAGTCAGTAATATCAGCAAGATAGAACTTAGCTGAATCATGGAACTCCGGTACATAGACTGATTGTGAAAGGTTATCCACGAGTACTACCTCATGACCTTCCGCATTTAATAGAGGAAGAAGATTCGTACCTACGAAGCCTGTTCCACCGGTAATTAGGATTTTACTCATACGCTTCTTCCGCCTTTTGTTTCATTCTTTCAACAAGTTCTAACAACTCTTCAATCTCTCGAGAGTCTTCAACTGTGTCGAGTTCTATTTCTACTTTAATTTTCATAATTTACTTCCTGTGTAATGTACACAATTATTTATGCCTACCAACAATGCCTTCTTTGAATGTAGACATCAACGGCGGCAGCATTAGCCATTCCACCGATAACATCTCCATGACCAGTATGACCAATCATGTTTCCTGTTCTTTTATTAACGACTTTGTTAATTGGCTTCCTTGCCTTAACGGTAACTCTGAATCTCAGATCACTACCTCTCTTATCAGTTGCTCCGTAATACTTAAGTTCCTTATTCATAGAGGTAACATAAGATTTTACAGATTCAACGGTCAGCATATCTTCGGCACAAAAAGTATCGAAGGTTCCAACGTAAGCATCAGTTCTTTGTTTTCCATTAGCATCAAATTTCATAATATATCCTTTTTATTTAATTTATACAGTTATTATACTATAGTTCTTTATGAATGTCAATAGTTTTATGAAAGTATTTCAAATAAAAATAGAAGGTAGCTTACGCTACCTCCGCCATTTCAACTGCAAGATTGAGAGCATCAAGCTTTCTTTTTGCATTGTGTCCGAACCAAGCTGCAGCAGCTCGAGTATCAGCAGACCTTCCCATTTCGTGGTCAGTCATATATGTTACTGAGTTGTAAGCATTCCACCATGTTCCTGGAGACATATCAGCTCCTGGTTGAGTATCGACGATTTCTAATGCACGTTCAGCAGTCCTTGAGAGGATCTTGCCTTCTTGATTAGAAGTACCGAATACTTGCGATAGGAATAACTTGTAAGCTTTATCAGAGTAACGCTTCGATGAAAGGAACTCAGCAGCTTCTTGGAATTGCTCTACACGGTTGTGCGAGATACCAAGTAACTCTTTAACCATTTCAGGATTGAAGTGATTACGATGAGATAACCTTACTGCAGGTTGACCACGTTCAGTCAAAGCCATAGACAGTGTATTATTACAAACAACACGAGTCATTACGAACTTGACATCAATGGACTTACCATATACATGCGGATTTGAGAATAGAAGATAACCTTTTACTTGATCATCGTTCTTCAACGTAAATCCATCTTTGACATCAGCAGCAGCGAATACCATTTGACCATCTTTCAATGACCCTGCAGTATCCATGACCATATCACCAGCAGATACGAATTCATTAAAGAATTCAAAAGCATCTTCGTTTTGACATGGTTTCCAATTACCTGAAACATTCGTTAGAATCTTTCCGTCAGTTTCACGTACCAAGGCCTCTTGACCAGTAGGTACTTTTTGTCCGTTAATTTCAACAAATGATGGTTGCTTTGATACTTTCCAATCAAGGTTAGCAGCTTTCATCATTTCCATTGGAGTCATATCATCCGATACCGGAACTCCTAGACCATGCCAAGGAATACCCTTTGATTCGCGGTATGCCATCTGCGCTTGTCCATTTACCATTTCTAATTCATGCATAATTTATTTCCTCATTAATATTTAATTTGAACAACCATTATAATCTATATCATAACGAATGTCAACAACTTTTTTCACTCATTTGAAAATTGTTCGGTCCAGGCAGTAAATACCTCAAACGCTTCAGCTTTAGTTAAACCGAAAGCTTCTTGTAAAACCTTCGGCGCTCCAAACATATTGATAGATCCACCAGCTCGTAGATCATCTAAAAAAGTAAACATTTCTTTAAGCATTACGCGACCTCCTTAAAGCCAAATGAATCAACCATGTACATTTTGTCATCAGTCTTATCAACAATGATATCTCCGACTGAAGTACTATGACCAGTTCTGAACCTATGAACTGCATCAGGGTCTTCCCAAAGATTGGTGATCCTAAATACATCATCAAGACTCTTTGCTTGAACATCGTAAGTATCTTCGTACAATGCAAGATCAGCAGAATCAAACTCGTTCTTTCTCAGACCATGCATGTAAGCAAGCTTTGCTTTCCAAGCTGGTGACCTTTCCTCAGCTCCACTCCAACCGTATGTGTTTGGGTAATCTTCTTCGGACTTAGGAACGACGATTTGTTTGACGATGTAATTTTTCATATTGTTTCCATTAATTTAATTTATACAGCTATTATAAATGGTTTCATAAAGAATGTCAATAGTTTTATGAGATTAATTTCATTTATTTTCATAAAGTTCTGAAATAAACGATTTGACCTCTTCGAGATCCTTTGTAAGGAGAAGATTGTTATAATCTTCGTAGTATGACGATCTTGTTACTCCAAAGATCCAGTCTACAAATTTAATTCCTAAATGTTCCTGAGATTCTTTTCTTTCAGCAAGATCTGGTGAGTTGACCCAGATACGATATCCATTGAACTCAAATGAAGGTAACTCGTCGTTACCCCATGATGTATCTTCCCACTCTGCAGGAATGTCATAACCTTTTGTGTATTGATCCCAAGTAATCATTAGGCAGCCTTCCTTGCGAAGTATCTGCCTCTTCCTTTATAACCAACAGCTTGAACAGCCTGTAATGGAGATGTTTCTTTTGAAACAGCAAGGTAGTCTTCAACAGTGTAGTTATCTACAATACAGTTGACCCAAGATTTCCAAGGCTTTGATCCATACTTGAACCTAGCAATAAAATTAGGCTTGACTTTACCGATCCATGAAGGATGGCAGTTAGGATGAACTTCGTTCATCAACGGAGCTCCTGGAAATTCTCCACGATACATTAGGTACATTCCGTCCCAAGTGAATTCTTCTTTGATAAATTTAGTTCCCATATTGATTCTCCATTAATTTAATTTATACAACTATTATAATATAGTTCTTTATGAATGTAAATAGTTTTAGAGAAAAAAGTGTGACTTTTTTAGATTAAAAAGGAATATGGATAGAACTGGAGGTTATATAGAGATGAAATCCGCCGATTAAGACGGATCCCACGTTTTGTCAAGCATCGATTGAGCATGACTCTTGAGTATTGGGTTTGCTTTGATTAAAACATCCAATAGGTACTGCTTTTCGTACTTGTAAGCTTTATGGAAGAACTTTGGATCGTGTGGAATAATAGATTCGCTGTTATGTATTAAATCAGCAACCTTTATCGTCTGACTTTCCGCAGGTCCCATAGCAAAATGATCTGCATCCATCTTCTTACGGAATTTACGATTACCATCTGACTGCTCAGAAACGTTAGAACAAAAATGAACATACTCAGCAACTAACGAACCAAACTGATCTGTCACATCTGAAAGCGTAACATATGTATCTTCAACAACATCGTGTAATAACGCAGCCGCAACCATCTCTGGTGTATGGTCAGGGATTGTCTCAATTATTTTTGAAACTCCGATAGGATGCGTGGAGTAAGGTTCTCCAGTATATTTGCGTCTTTGACCATCGTGTGCTTTGATAGCCAACATTAGCGCTTCTTGTATTAGTTTGGTATCTTTCATGGATTAATTATATACTAGTTAAGTGTAAATGTCAACTAAAAGATTTACCTATTTGTAAAGTAAACCATAAACTCAGCAGGAAGGTAATCGAAAGATTCTTGTTTGATTGCTTCGTCATCCCATATTGCTTCTGCCAAGAACGCATGTTGATATTGGACCTTTCCTTTATCTTGATAGAATTTAAGGAAATCATCTCTGAATCGTTTGAAGTCAGCAGGACCTGAAGTTGAATGTCGTCTATGTACTTCGAGAGCAATATGACCTACATTGTTATAGATCCAATCTAGGTTTTCTTTTGTAAAGATATCGTATTCTCCACCTTCACAATCCACCTTTAAATAGTCAATCTTTTCTATTTCGTAAAAGTCAATAAACTCTCTAAAGGTTAAAGGAACGAATTCACCAGCAGCTGCAGAATTATAAACATGCTTAACATTATGTTCGTTATTCATAATTGCGGCATGACATGGAACAACCATTCTTTCTTTTGCATTAATCGTATACTTGTCTGTATTACGCATTGCTGTTTCTAACAATTCACGATTAGGTTCAATCATGTATACTTTACTTGCACCAGAGTCGAGAGCAAGACAACTGAACATACCTACGCAAGTACCAACATCAACTACAACGTCTCCTGGTTTAGGTTGGTCCCACCATTCGTAATCTTTGTTAAAAAAGAATTCTCTTCGCATGTTAGAGATATGGTCAATGTCTAATGTTCCCATATCCATGTTTATATTGAGTGTGTTATGATTCATAATGTAATCCTGTTATTAATGTATTAGTTGACTTCCTTCCGCAACTAACCCATCTATCATGTCAAATGTTTGGTCTTCAAAACCTGACTTAATCAGATCAACGACCGTTGGAAATTCTGTATCGGTTTCTACTTCACCGATGTTAAGGTTCTTTTGTTTTCTTGGTGGAAACATATCGTTTATATAATGGGAAGCAGCACGCTCAGTTTTAAACGATGAACAGTTAGTTAAGCCAAAAGGATTGTTGGCTGCAAAGCACGCATAGATTCTTCCATCGTCTTCCATTCCAAGATCATATCCATTATAGGTTCCTAAGAACACACCCATGTTATCGTCAAATACTATGTACCGTCTTTTCTTTTTCATAGAGCTCTTTATATGTATTTCGTACAGCTGCAAAGTGATCAATATATTGTGTCGTATCAAACTCAAAGACTTGAGGTTCGTTTCCATCAACACCAATAAAGACCACACCCTTTTTCACTTTATGACCAGTCATTTCTTCAAATGCTTTTGCGTAGAAAGAAACCTGCATATAATAATTCAGAATCCATTCTTCTTTCTTTGGTCTCTTTGATGTTTTAAAATCAACGACCGCAAGTTCTCCATCCCATTCAGCAATACAGTCAACTTGACCTGCAGTTTCTAATTCATTGGAATATAAGAAACACTCCTGGTACCAAATATTATTTATTCGTTCATCAAGAATGGGTTTCATTGTATTAAACATATGAAGATTAGCAGGCATATGCTTCTTGCCGTAATCTGGATCGTTATCCAAATAGTCTTCACAAAGTTTATGAACTGCGGTACCACGTCGAGCGGCTTGAGTAGAGATTTTGTTTGCTTCTGCATGGCCAACGCGATCACGCCATTTCTGTATATCTTCTTTTCCAAGAATACCTAATACAGTAGTGACTGACGGATAACCTTTGCCTGATGGAGTTTGGTAAATACGTTTACCATCCACTGAAGCTCTTGTTAGTTTTTCGAGGACAGGTGCCTCTGAGTTGTGTTCAAATAGTTTCATAATATATTTCCTAGAAATGAAAGGGGACCCGAAGATCCCCCTTCGAGTTTAAGCCACCAGTGACGGCCTTATTTCTGCTCTCTCCTTTGCTATAATGTATTCTTTTACTAAACCACTTCTAACAATGTCTTCAATTCCAAATTGAATTACTTTGAAAGAATGATCCATGCGTTGGATTACTTTAAGAAAATCGCGTAGTCCTGATGTATCGTGTTTGTGTCTAGTTCCGGCAAGATCATCTTGTGCTGTATCACCGCAGAATATAATTTTTGACGAATCTCCGACTCGTGTAATAATACTATCGAGTTCGTGATAAGTCATACTTTGACATTCATCTACAATTATGATAGAGTTATCAAATGTTAATCCTCTAACAAACGATGATGTCATAAACTTAACTGAGCATTTTTGTTTGAGTATTTCCCAAGCATCTCCTCTGCCAAATAAGTTATTAGTAATATCCGCGTAGGGTACCGCGTAGACGGCTTCTTTTTGAGCCTGAGTGCCTGGCATAAAACCTTGCTCTCTTGTCTGTACTGCTGAACGAACGATTATTACTTGGTCATAATTATCATCATCTAAAATATCACAAAGACCAAGATATAATCCGCACATTGTTTTGCCTGTGCCTGCTGTTCCAATTGCAGCAATATTATACCCAGCGTTATAACTGTCGAAAAATTCCTCTTGAGTCGGAGTCAGTGGCGAAATATGATTCATGGAAAATTTACTATCCATGCGTTTTCCATCTTTCTGCTTAATCTTCCTTTTCTCCTTCGGTGATAAACGACGTTGTCTTGACATAAAACCTCCTTTGCATTAACAAGGAAGCGATCTGAAAGATTACTTCCAATCGTTAATTTTGTTTCCAGTGTATGATTTGTTTTGTTTCATTGATGTAAGTATATCACGAAAGCCTTGATCCGGTTTCATCCGTCCAAGACGCGCAGCCTCAATCACAGGTTGGCCACTAGTAATTATAGATTTTAAATGTGGGTTGTCTTTTTTGAACTGGTCGATAGCAGACATCGACATGAACTTGTCGAATTGCTCACCAGTGTTTGTATCTTCAAAGGTATATGTAGGCATCAGCTTCCAATCTTATATTCCATGGTTTTATTTATACGATTGACTCGTAGATTTCTTTCCAATTTTTAACTTTTACCAAATTATTATTTTGATAATCTTTATTAAAGTCATGTTCAATCAGAATAGATCTAAGTCCCATATCGAGTCCGCATTCAGCATTAGAAGGTTTATCTTCAACCCAAATACATCCGCTATCTTTATAAGGTAATAGACCGTCGTCCTTATCGGCTCCACAATCCAAACATACCACTCTCTCAAATACATCTTTACCGAATAATCTTTCGAGATTCTGTTCTCTTAGTTTACCGGCATAGTAATCAGTACTGAGACTAGTAATACAATGAAAAACATAACCTTCACTATGGAGTTTCTTGACATATTTAATCGCGTCTCTTAGACCAGGAAGGAATCCAATCCTAGCTGATTCGTTGAATTGTCTTACAAGTTGTCTTGATTGTTCCTTTGTAATACCAAAGGTTTGTGCTACGTCGTACTGACCTTCTTCAATAACGGTATATCCGTTTTCATTCATATACTTATAGAATGCATACTTCCAATCAAGTAGTACACCGTCACAATCTACAAGGATCAATTTATCTGCTCTGTGATCCATATTTGCTCCATTAATTAATTTATACAGATATTATAACAAAGAATGTACTAATTGTCAATGGTTTTATGATAAAAAGTTCTTCTTTTCTGATAATTTACGCTTTCGAACTTCTGCTCGATGTGCTTTCTTCTGCTTTTCACGTTTACGATCTTCGATCTTAATGTTTGTCCAATCGTCGGAAGAGGCGGTCTGTTTAGTCCGCTTAGCCATGTGGTCCTACCTTATTTGAAGTTGAGTGGGTCGGTAAATAGAGTTGGAAACGCTGCTTCGAGAGTTTTCTTAGTTAATCCTTTGATAGGAGTATGGCTAATCATATTCTCTGCGAGGATCTTAGCATCGTTAGGATGTAAGTCTTCAAGCAACTGTATGAACAATGCTTCCCTTCTATTTTTATTGAGGTTGTCATACCCACCACCTAAAAAGAATATTCGCAAACGTCTTGCTTCTCTATATAACATAGTATCAAGGTCAACGAGTTCGTTATCTTTAAATGGAGGTGGAGTATCTGGTAATAAGAATTCAACATTCTCATCATATATTAAACGCAGTACTTGTCTTAATGGTACGGCATCATGTTTCTGTAAGTTCTCGACTTTTGCTTTAACACTTTTACATGCAGCAGTATCTGATATCACTTTTGATATTGAGGTTCTAATCATAATTAAAAATCCTGTAAATCACCAATGAGGTTCTTTAGCTTTTGTTTTACGAAGTAATTAAACAGATGAGATCTGCCAACTTCTTCTTGGTTATTATAGTTCTCAAGTATACTGTCTTGGTATTCCTGAGGTATCATTGTTAGGTCAATCATTTGTTTGTTACGATTATACCTTAGTTTTGTTTCTTCATCCATTTCTTCAGGATGCGCAGAGAATAGTTCAATACGCTTCTTAGTCATTGGCTTTTGTCTTTCACCAACGGCAAGACAGTTATCTGCTGATAGAATGTTTGGAACTCCATCACCAGTATCACCACGAAGAATATGTTCGGTAATATACTGAGTAGGATTAGCATGTCTTACCCATTTCTTTAGAACGGGATTATACTGATCTACGTTTGCATATTGTTGTAACTGAATGAAGTCCTTATCACCAGATAGAACAAGAATCTTTTCAGATCCATTATTCAGTTCAGTGCCATGTTCCATACATAGAGTTGCGATAATGTCATCGGCTTCAACGCGATCAACATATACTACCTTATATGGAAAGAACTCTTCGAGCTCTCTACGAATTTGATGAATAGCATCAAAGCACGCATTCCAATCCATGTCTGATTGATCACGATTCTTTTTACGATTTGCTTTGTAGTATGGATAGTAATCTTTTCTCCATACATTTGTGCTATCAGCGCAGATTACGATTTCACCGTACTCTCCTGAGAACTTCTTTCGATTAAAACGAATTGAATTGAGAAACATGTGACGAAGGAGATTCTCATCAACTTCCATGTTTGTGTGATTACCAATACCTGCGAACAAAGACGCGAGCATTACTTGGTTATAGTCAACTAATATCATAATTTATCCATTATTTAAATTTACAAGTACAATTATATCACAGATCTTCGTCAATGTCAATAGTTTCTTCTAAATTCTTTTTCAATCCACCGGATAGCTGATCTGCGTTAGAATCCATAACAACAACATTCTGCGTAGCAAATGGTTGGAGTTGATGTTCTTCTCCCATTGTTTGTAGATGTAACGAACGAATGGCTTCAAAGATCAGTATCATACTTGGGAAGTATCTTTCAAAGTCTTCATCAAATTCACAACCTGCTCTTGCCATTTCTCCCAGTACGTTTTCCCATATAATTTCTGCAAGTTCAGTTGAATACGATTCTTTATATTCGCGAATTCTTTCTGATACGCTTTCCTCGTTAATTGGCGGATTAGAGTGTATCTTTGGAAAATGTATAAGGTTATCTTTATTCTTGGTAGGCATCTCCGATGTTCCTTAGTAGAGTGTTCCACATTGTGGCAAATGAGGCAATAGAATTTCTTGCCAAGTTGAATCTATCAGAGAAGGTAAATCCATGAAAGTAGTTAGGATCGTTCTTCATCTGAGTTAAAATTTGTTTTGTAACTGAGAAGGCATAATTAGCGTGATTATTCATATCTTCACTCCAATCATACATAATCGTTGCGTTTGCACCGGTCTCTGGTAAAGCACCATAGTTTGGGTGAATACAAATCATTTGAGATTTGATTGCTTCAAGTAACGCAATACAAGATGTTTCTTTCCATATATTTGGATATAGGAATATATGAGACTTATCTAACGCTTCAAGAACTTCGTCGTTTGATTTAACTCCATGATAAGTCATATTAGGATGTTCTTCGATTTGCGCAAAGAGTGGCTTATATGCTTCGTTACGTTCTCCCCATCCGTATATTTCAAATCCTGAATAAACATCAAGATGAATATTATCAAACTCTTTTGCTAAGGAAGCAAAAATTGGTACAAGTAGTTCTAAACCACGATGTGGTGTTGTATGATATACGAAACGAATTGTTTCCATATCCTTTTCTTTTGGATCATACTTAACTTCAACTGCGTTATGAATTACTGAACACATACTATATGGAATACCGTATCTCATAATGTATTGATCTCTTTGCCATGCTGTCACAAAAACAATATGAGTAAACTTTTGCCAACCGCTATCTTTGAGAATTTGATTCTCAGGATCTTCTGATAGGTCATGACACCAAAGGATATTTGGAACATCTTCATATAGTTCTCTGACACGACCAACATGTACTGCCACCTTACTTAATACACCTGCGCCGACACCGTCTATTAAACGTTGCCTCATCATTTCAGTTCCGCCGCTTGAATTCTTAGACAGATCTGTCTCGATTACTTCACCCTTATAAATTACACTCATTCTAATACTCCATAAATTTTGTCTGCTTCACGTTCATTCTCAAATACTTCATCAAGGGAAAGGTGAATTCCTTTGCTCTCCCACCATAGGTCGATGAACTCGTACGAATAAACAGCTGCCTTTGCTTGTTCGTTATAAAAATATATATTCTTAGATCTAAAGTCCGTTATGTTGTGGTTAAACAACGGAAAGGAAATAACCAACCCAAACCCATGTAATATATTGTTCTCTGTTGTTACAGGAGATCCTAAAGGCATACGATAATGTATCTTATCCTCAAAATCTCCAAAGTAATATTCTACTAATTTTTCTGCATACCATCTTTTAATTGCATATGCTTGTAAACCATGATCCCACATTTCTCTTTTCTTAGGAACAAATGGTATATACTCATTCTTGTAATCGTATGGATACTCAAAGACATTACACATCTGTAACGCTCCCCATTCCCACTGATTACACTTATCAATATATTCTCTTAATGTAAAGTTCCAATATTGAAGTGGTTCATAATCAAGGTCGTCTTCAAAGAACAAACCATACTCTTCGTCGGTATTCTCTAACCACCATTTAATAGTTAATAAGTGAGATGATGTAACACCTTTTGTCGTGGCGTTTACAACCTCAGGATCACCTACGAAAGGAATACTTTTGCCTTCCTCATAACGATCGTATTGATGGACTTTTATATCGTCAAGACCATGACGTGAAAATTCTGACTCTGTCCAAGACCTACGATCCTTACACTCAGTAAGGTTTATTATATTAGGCTTCGGAAGATTCTTTAATTTGTCCGTTAGTGCTATCATCAAAAATCTCATTATGAATAGTATATAGTGCATCACGTAAATTATGTAATGAACCATTGTTATGTAAGCGGTATGTTTTTATATCCATTTCTTCTTTTAGGACATACATTCTATCTATTGATGTTTTATGATTAATCGTTGTCTCTGAAATAACATGACCATTAAAGTATTTACGCGAATCAGTTGAGTAGTCACAACCTTCTCTTGTTAATTGAACGATAACAATATTCTCTGCACCGACCTTTTCAATAATAGGTTCAAGTTCTTCAACAAATCCACCATCCGCTAACGCATAGTTCTTGCCTTCTTCTATTTCTTCGGCAACTGATTTACCAAAATAATCTAAACCTTTCTTTGGCTTGATGATATCTTCAGAAACATGAATCATTGCTTCGCGTCTTGACATACCTTGTAAAGCAAACTCTGCCTTTTCTTTTTGAGCTCTATCGTTATAGCCTTCCATGAACCATCTTTCATCAACATCAAAGTGTTTAATTGTTTCTTTAAATAATTGATACTTAAAAGACAGATTGCCAAATCCATAGTTCTCTTTGAATAAGCTTGCTGCTTCATCTTTGCCTGAGGCTGGGGGTCCGTTAAATATTACTATCATCTTTCTTCTCTGTAAGTTGAGTGAAACCGTATTTACAAATATAGTAGGCATCTACAATATCAGTAATAGGATTCCACGATTTGTTTATTATACCACATTTTTCGCGAATGTCAATAGAAGTTTCTTTCTCAAAGGCTTCGATCATTAAATCTTTACCAGCATTACCTTTTCCGCAACCAAACTTTTTAATCATTGTTGGTGGATATACATCGTATGGTATATCTCTTTCCCATAGCTTATGTTTAAATAAACCACAGTTCTCTGCTATTTGAAATACTCTACCGACCGCTCCAAATGCGTATCCTTCAATTCCAACAAAGTCACATTCAAAACATTTTTCCTGAGACCAAGATCCAATGATATCATATCGTTCTTGATCGTTAAACCAATTGTCAGGATACATCGTTGCTTGATATTGTCCTTTCTCTCCAATCAGTAACTTCTTTTGTTTTACATAATAGTAAAAAGTACAATTGTCGTAACTCCATTCTTCACCTTCATGTACACAAATAGCCGGACTACTTAAACTGTAGTCAACACCTGCCACCTTCATAACTAACTCCATAACTAATATATTATGGTATTATTTATTCAGTCTTGACGGTAGAAGATATGAGATCCTATAGTTCCTACTTGTTGTAAGGATGGAGCCCAATATGGATTTACGAACGTTGTATGATAATGAGTAGCACCTTCAGTGAGTCCACGAAACTTGCCAACGTGTAACATTCTATAAGAAACATATACTGCTTCTTCCCATGCATCTACTTCAGTTGCTTCATCGGTCCTTCCGTCACAATACCAACTGAACTGACAACGATTTCGTTTAGGTACAAGTACTTTAGGATCTTTCCAAGAAGGTTTATGCTCAGCCTGATATACAACTGAACAGACAGTACTTGGGTATCTATCGTCACGTACACGATTCAGAACAACATCTGCAACTGCATATTTACCTGCTAGGTTCTCTGACCTTGCTTCATGATAGATATTCATTGCTAAACAATGTAGGTCTTCTGATTGGTATTCTATTGATAAATCTACTTGATCATCAAACGTACTTGCCGAAGAAGGTAGAGTCAACGCTGCTACCACTAACGCTAAAGCAACTCTCATGCTTGTCTCGTGACACAATATGCATTAAGCAATTCTTCGTCGGACATTTTCTTTCCGAACGTATGAATAAGTTTACCATTCTGAAAACGTTCGATATAACCAGCATTGTATTCAATGTCAGTTACACTCTTAGTCATATTAGCAGTATCGTCAGGACGATCATCGTAGTGCATAGAATCCATAGAATGTGAATGGATGCAAGCAGCACCACGAGACCATTCAAGCGCCTGTTCCATTATGGCAAAATCTTCAACCATCTTAGTATATTGTGTCATAGTTTTTCTCCTGGTTCAAAACCTCTAAAACATTTAAATCGCGGGAATCTCAAACTGTAAACTTCTTCCGAGTCTTGACTTATTGTTACAACATCAGCTCGTACTTCAACTAACTGACCAAGTACAGCGTCACGGTTATTCCAAATATCATCCCTGTTAGCATCGCTAAGACCTGTGCCAACATTAACCTTGATAAGTTTACCTTCGTCGGTACCTTCGCAAACAAGTGCTCCTGTGCTTCCTTCATTTTTACCAGTTCCTTCTTCAATATCTATTACTGTTAATGTTACTTCAATGTAAGGTTTCATTTTCAACCAACCGTAAGAACGTTTACATTCGTAGTAACCGTTCACAGGTTTAACCATGATACCTTCGTATCCTTCTTCTATTGCTGTATTATTAATTGCTTTGAACTTATCAGCATCATCTTCAATATTAAGGACTGTATAGTCAGTTAAGACAATGCAATCTTTGAAGTATTCTGATCTTTCAAAGCCTTTCAATAATTCTTTTCTTTTAATAAGTGGTAATGAACTCTTTGCTGTTTTGAATTCGTCAAGAGGTATAAAATCAAACAATGCAAAATAAGCATCAGTTGTTTCAGCACCTTCTTTACGATGTACTTGTTTCATTAGTGTTTGGAAATCAGCGGACATAACCTCACCATCAAAGACAAGATCATCAAACATTTTATTGCTGAATGCTTCTTCGATATGTGGGAAGTTTTTGAGTTGTTTACCGTTTCGAGAATAAATCGTTGCGTTAGAATTTTCTACAATAATAATGGCTCTTACTCCATCATACTTATATTCTACAACGCAGTCTCCTGTAATCTTTTTAGGATTGTTGTCACCACTATGAGCAAGCATACAAGTGAATACAGGGATGGTTCCTTTCTTAACGTTATTGACTGTCTTGAGAGATACACCGCATCTAAGGTCTTTAATTAAGATTCTACGGTACCAATCATTCCATTGGTCAATTGTTGACTGTAGAGATAAAGATAAGATCGCGTCTCGAGCAGCATTACCTGTCAATTCACGATTCTTTAATTGATCTGCAAGATGATAGAACTCATCAGCAGTAATTCCTTCGCCTTGAGTATCAGAGTATGGAATATCAGCCACACCAAAGGTAATCATATTATCGAGACAATATAATAAACCTTTGACTAGACCTTCATCATCAATATATTGAGATAACATATCTTCTTTATAGAGTCGACTGTTATCTCGCTCAAGTAACTGAATTAATTTCCAAGGATCTGTTTTCATGAACAAAGTGCCTCGCAGATTGCTTCGCCATCAGCTTCTTCCATGATTTCAGCAAGAGATTGAGTAACTTCGTTGCCTTCTGCAAATAGCATTAGCTCAGCAGCAACCACCGCAGCTTGTTCGCGGGTCAATTGAATATGACCTTGATCTCTCCATGGTGGGGTTAATTGAATACAAGTTCCACGTTCCTTTCCACCGAAGAACCTTGTTTGCATGATATCTGTTGTTGGAACAGTTCTCAATTCAGTACTCATAATGTATTCCTTTATTCAATTTATACAACCATTATATACAGTATCATAAAGAATGTCAATAGTTATTTTAACTTTTTTCAGTCATTATTCAGATCTTCACCATTTCGACCACGATCTTCGTTTCCATCAGCATTCAATTCAGTCATGTCCTGCTGCTTGTACTTGAAGTTCTTATCCTTCAAATGAGGATACCTTGTTTCCGCAGGATGTACGGTATTGAACTCTTCCTCATGCCGTTCTTTTGCTGTTTGTCGTGTATCTCCTTCAAGACCCAAATCAGCGTTATCCTTTTTACCAAAGATTCTATCCCAGCCATCATCATACGATTTAGTAGATGCTTTGCTTCTGAGAGAATCACCAGTTATGTCGTTCTTTGTTGCCATTTTAATATAGTTCCAAGTCTAGTTGTACAGGCGCGTCTTTCTTAAAGAACATACGACCTAATTCGTCAAGTTCTAAAGTAAATTTGTCGCCAGGTTCGAACGAAGTAGTACTAATTCGTACCATGTGAGTTTCGTCAGGATCTGGTTTATCAATAAAATGTAAACCTTCTGCCGAAATTCTAAATTTAAAGTCACAATACATCATCTTGCCATCTCACTTATTTCTGTTGCTTCTTTTTGATTCATAATTGGAACTGCATTTGATTTATGCATCGTAGCAATACCTTTTACGAGTGTACCCGTGTATTTGGGCGATTCCTTTTTAGTTCCATGACCACCGCCACCTGTAGAATGACAAGAAGGATATTCTGGTACTTCTCTACGAAATGTATCGGTTGGTACAAATGGTTTAAACTCTTTGCTAGGTTTTACTTTACCTAAACAATAATTTATATATTCATCAACAGTGTCGTACCTTAGATCATACATACCACTACGTTTCATTGCTTTGTTGTGCAGTCGCCAATTAAGCTCGTATTGAGCCATTTTAGCTTTAGTGATTTTAACTTTACGTTTCCGAGTGGAAATCGTTGATAGACCTCTTGCTAATGCCATAATATAAACTCCGTCAAAAAAGGGTGAAACAGTGGTCGCTTCTTTGGCGTTCCGTTCCTACTCAGTATGTCGGTAGTTCAGGTGTTGCTCCCGAAGGCAGTTCTCCGTCATGGGTCCTAAATGGTAGAGCTATTAACTCCGTGATTCCATCTCGCCGTCGTGGTTTATCCCACCGTTTCAAATATAATTATAACAAACTATTTTCCAAATGTCAATAGTTTTTTTAAGTTTATTTATAGTGCCTTTGACCTCTACCGTTAAAAGCGTTTAATTCAGATGAAATCTTCTTCTGATGTCTCTTAATGGCTTCAGCCTTTTTTCTTTTTCTTTTCGCAGTAGGTTTCTCGTAATACTCCCTTGCTCTAAGTTCTTTTAAGATTCCTGCTTTTTCAACGTTCTTCTTAAACTTTCTCAATCCTATATCAAACGGCATTGGTGTACTCGGCCTTTTATCTTTAGGATGTCTTGGTCTTGGTGTCAAATCGACTGATAAGCCACCATTTCTATTATTGTTATTATTTCTCATGTAGCTATTATATCAAGTTTTATTATGAATGTCAATAGTTTTTATGATTTATTTTTAGCAGCCAATTTTGCAGCAGCTTTTTCTTGTTTCGCAATTTCTTTATCATATGCCTTTTGATCTACATAACCGTTCTCTAAAAGCTTTATTCTATTCAACATGTGTTGTGCTTGAGTATCTTCTTTGGATCCACCGTAGTAAGGAACACAATGACCTTCTTCAGACATCACTGATGTAACTGGTCTCCATCCATCTGTTGTTGGACAGTAGACATCAAAGTCTCCAAGGATACGACCGAACTTGCCTTTCATATCTTCGCCGTTTCGAGCAACTTGAGTTTTTAATACTGGACGCTTACCTAGTAATTCTTTTAATCTTTTACTTGCAGCTTTACCAAATAACTTTTCTACTTTATCGCTTGTTCTTGATTCTGGTGTATCAATTCCCATGATACGAACTCTTTCGTTTCGTAACCAGATTCCAAAGCCAAGATCAATATCGACATCAACGGTATCGCCGTCAACTACTTTAATTAAATTTGTTCTATACTCGTACATTGTTGTTTCTTCCTATAATCGTTTACCGCAGTTTTAATTGCATCTTCCGCTAATACCGAACAGTGGATCTTAACAGGTGGGAGTGCAAGTTCTTCTGCGAGTTCAGTGTTTCTAATTGTTTCTGCTTTGTCGATGTGGATACCTTTGACCCACTCTGTAAGGAGACTGCTTGAAGCAATTGCTGAACCGCATCCATACGTTTTAAAACAGGCATCTTCTATAACGCCGGAGTCATTAACTTTGATCTGTAATCGCATTACGTCACCACATGCAGGTGCGCCTACCATCCCAGTTCCTACAGTAACATCTGTCTCATCCATCTTCCCTACATTTCTAGGGTTTTCATAATGATCTATTACTTTTTCACTATAGGCCATTAGAATCAACTTTTGTTGATGCCGTGTTAATTGTCTCGCTCATGCTCGACTCCTTTGTATAAGTATATTTATACTCAGACTACCACTGAGAAGGATCCTCTAAGATAGAAACGATTTGATGACCAAGCTCAATCCATTCTTCCTTTGTTTTGCCACGAGTTGTTTCTGCGGCTGTACCAATACGAATTCCACTTGTCTCTTTAAAGTTTCGAGGATCGTTAGGAATACCATTTTTATTTACAGTGATACGATGTTTCTCTAAGATATCAGCTGCTTGTCTTCCACTCAATTCAGAGTTAACTAAACTTACTAATATAATATGAGAATCAGTACCACCTGATAATACAGATAGAGTATCGCTGTTATGTAATACTGCTGCTAATGCCTGAGCGTTCTCAACTACCTTTGCTGAATAATCTTTAAACTCTTCAGTATCAGCTTCAACGAATGCTTGTGCTTTGGCAGCAATGATATTCATTAATGGTCCGCCTTGAGTACCTGGGAAGATTGCTCCATTGAGCTTTCTTGTATAGTCAGGATTGTTCCATAATATAATTCCACCACGAGGACCACGTAATGTTTTATGAGTTGTAGAAGTAACAACATCGGCATAAGGAACAGGATTGTCATATACACCACCGGCAATTAAACCAGAATAGTGAGCCATGTCAACCATAAGTAATGCACCTACTGAATCAGCAATTGCTCTGAACCTTACCCAATCAATTTGTCTTGGATATGCACTTGCACCAGCAACGACAATATCAGGTTTGTGTTCTTGTGCCAATCGAGCAACTTCGTCGTAATCAATTAAACCGTTTTCATCAACACCGTAAGTATGAGCATTAAACCATTTACCTGAAATCGTAACTGGAGCTCCATGAGTTAGATGACCGCCACTTGCTAAATCCATTCCAAGAATTGTATCACCTGGATTTAAGAATGCTTTATATACAGCAAGGTTTGCGTTTGCTCCACTATGTGGTTGAACATTAGCAAATTCACAACCGTATAGATCTTTGAGTTTATCAATAGCCAAGGTTTCGACTTCATCCATAAATTCGCAACCGTTATAATAACGAGCACCTGGATATCCTTCTGCGTATTTGTTTGTAAACTCTGAACCACAAAGTTTCATAACTGCTTTCGAAGCAAAGTTCTCTGAAGCAATTAGTTCTGTGGTTAATTTTTGGCGTGATAGTTCTTTTTGGTAAATCTTGTTAATTCTTTCATCTAGCATATTATTGCTGTTCCATCCTATATTGTGTTTCTCTTATTAAATGATAATAGGTACCTATCAACCTTTCGTCTTCAAAGATTTGAGGTTGAACGGACGTACCTATGCCTTTTTCTTTTAATTGATTATAATACATTGTCAGCCCAATGTCAAGGAATTTATAACCCCCATAATGTTTGGCTGCATGTTCTTTAGCTTTATCGCAGAAAGCGCAAGCTCGAGTACCATAGATGTAGATCATGCCTTTGGTGTTTTATCTTTCCAATCGTTAATGTAATCAAGTTGCTTTGCTTGACTCCACTCTTGAGATAACTCTTCGTTATCTTCTGCAAAATATTTGAGTGCTTTAACTGTATCTACAATATCAATGTTAGTAACGGTTTCACCAAGCCAACGCTGACTGAACTCCTTTACTTCTTCAGCTTCAACAGATTCCTGAGACCATAACTTGGCAAGCTTATCAGTACAATGAACTTCTTCATTCCACCTTTGTACTTCTTCTCTTGGAATAATATATCTCTGTTTAAACATTGAAACAGTATCAACTACTACATAATCACTTTTCATTTTCTTTTCCTATAAAAATAACAATGCTATTAGGAATCCTATATTGAGTCCTAATGAACATGCTAATAATAAATCTTTACCGAACGAGTCCCTTTCGACTATTACTTCTATCGGCCTCTCTCCGTGCCAATTGTTCATACAACGGCTCCTCTGCTACCGCAGGAGATTTAATGCATACCCTTGTATTAAAAGGTTGTCCACACTCTCTTGCGTATACTGTCTTACCCTTATCGGGACTTTCAAATATCTGTGCCATAATATACTCCTATACTACTTTATTAATTATAAAGAAAGATAACATCATTGAACCGAATACTAGACATTGTAATATAGTGGCCCAAAAGATTTGTCTCATTGGGTGTATCTCTACAATCTTTTCTACCCAGCTTTCACTTGGTGATAGATTCACTACTTGTAATATCTTTTCTTCAGTACTTCCTGTCATTGTCTAACCTTCTTGTAATTTTGTTAATTATATTTTCTGCTTCAGGATAATCATCCATCATTTCGACGACTTTATCAATCATATCTAAATCAAGTAACATATCGTTTCGACGATTCAACCAACTCTCTTGTTGTTTCATCTGTTCGATTTTCATCTGTTCCATGTAATGCATATCATGTAACTTTTTGATGAATTGATTTACTTGTAACCATCTGTGATAATCTATATTGCCGTCCTTATCAAATGGTTTTTCTTTGCTCATTTAAATAGCCCTATCCTTTCTCCCGCTGCTTTACGACGATCATACTCTTCGGGAGTAGAAGGGTAACGCCATCCCCATGCTGCACCAAGAGCCATAAAGGTTCCTGAGTACGCAACCGCTTTCCAATTACCTGTAAATACAATCATACACAATAAAGCAAATGCCATAAATCCTAACATCATATACTTTGCCTTTTGCGGAAATACTTTTTTGGTTTCCCAGTTTGTTAAAAATGGTCCAAAGAGTTTATGGTTATATAACCAGTTGTGCATTCTGTCTGAACTCTTTGCGAAACAATACGCAGCAAACACTGCAGGTATACTAAAAGGAATGCCTGGTAAGATAACACCTACATAAGCAACTCCTAAGCTAAGGAATCCTAATCCACCCCATGCTAACTTTTTCATATTCACGATAGTACAGCCTTAATATGTTCTGCCGCAATAATCACAGCGTCTTGTCCGCCAATTCTTACAGGCATTGATTTATCCCAAGATAGATATACCGTATCACCTTTGTTTAAATGGGTTGCTTCAGGACCTACTGATAATATGATACCAGGCTCTGATGCAGTTTGTTTTACGTCAGCTGATAATATAATACCACCTGCTGTTGTTTCTTCTTTTGGAGCAGCTGCTACTAGTACTTGCTCTCCAATCATTTGAATACTCATTATATTTTCCTTCGGTTTATTGTGGAAGTTAGTCCACTTCTTTTTTCTTCAATCTCCATGTTCATTACTTGACTGTTATCAATTAATGGTTTAGCAGGAGTCTCACGCTCACGTTTAAATGCGGCGGTACTTACAATTAATAACATTATTGCCAAAGGATCAAATACGAATATAATTATAAGTATAATCCATCTGACAGCATTGTCATAATATTCTTCTGCCTCAGTTCCGTATATCATATCAGCGATATATTTAACAGGACCGAGTTCCGATTCTTGTTCTAACTGAAGTCTCTGTATAGGTAACTTCTGTTCGTTATATTGTACAATACTATCCACTGCTTTGTCAATAGTTATTGCTAAATTATTTCTTTCTTCTGTTTGACGTCCATTAACATAATTACGATCTTTAGGTTGTGAAGTCTGTAATACGTAATCTAATCCTTCGATTCTATCTTGTGCAGCTTTAAGTTTGGATTGCTCTGCAGCTATTCTTGTATCAATGATACTTGCTTCGAGAGAATAGGTATCTCCAGTTAAAGCAGAATCAATATGAGCTTTAGAAAGGAATCCAAATATACCCATACTTGTAATTAACATTAGGACTATAACAGCGGCTGTAAAATAACCACGAACTAAATTATTGATTCTATCCCATTCGTAATGTAACCATGCTGCTGAAACAAGTTTACCAAACTCAAGCACAGTTGCCATAACGGCAATACTGAGAGCAGCGCCACTAAAGATTGTCATTAATCCTATGATACTAAAATATGCAGCGGTTGCTGCTAAAGTGAGGGATGTTGTTAAAGTTAACCATTTCATAATATTATTTATTTGTAATAAGCAAATGTCTCTTTGAGTCCGACAATCAAATCTTCCATCATACCATTAGTATGTAAGGGAGTAGGTGTAATTCTAAGTCGTTCTTTACCAACATCGACTGTTGGATAATTAATTGGTTGCACATATAATCCATGTTCGTTTAATAACCTATCTGACATTAGTTTACATTTCTTTGCATCTCTAACCATCACTGGTAATATATGAGTGCAACTCTCTTCGTGTAATTCTATACCTTCATCAATTAACATATTCTTTAAAGTCAATGCTCGTTCTTGATGAGTTTCTCTTAAATCATTATGGTCTGCCAAGTAACGAACAGAGGCAATTGCGCCTGCAGCCATAACAGGTGACATACTTGTTGTAAAAATAAATCCACTTGCGACTGATCGTATAGCATCAAGAACAACACTATCACCAGCAATATAACCTCCATGACAACCAAACGCTTTTCCCAAGGTTCCATTTACAATATCCACTCTATCCTGTGATAAAATCTTTTCGCAGTATCCTGCGCCTGTTTCTCCGTATAAACCTACGGCATGTACTTCATCTATATATGTCATTGCTCCATACTGATCTGCCAAATCGCAAATCTCTTCAATAGGAGCAACATCTCCATCCATACTATATACTGATTCAAATACAATACATGGTACATAACCAGCTTCAACTGTAACTTGTAAACATTCTTCTAACGATTCCATATCATTATGTTCAAATACATGTTTATGAGCGCGACTATGTTTCATACCCATAATCATTGAGGCATGATTCTTATTGTCCGAAACGAAACATATATCAGGAATGATACGAGATAGAGCAATTAACGCCCATTCGTTTGCTACATAAGCAGAAGTAAATAATAAACCGCTTTCTTTTTTATGCAGGTCTGCTAAAACCTTTTCGAGAGTAACATGATAATGAGAGGTACCGCCAATATTGCGAGTACCTCCACTACCACTGCCTGTCTTTAACAATGCGGTTTGCATTGCGTCAATTACATACTTGTTTTGTCCCATTCCCAAATAATCATTTGAGCACCAGTTAACAATTGTCTTAGGGGAATAAGGTGAGTACCAAGTCGCTTTAGGAAAGTTTCCTTTATCACGAACGATATCGTTAAATACCCTGTACTTACCTTCTTCCTTTAATTTGTCAACTACGTTTTGGAACGGTTGTTTGTTTATCATTATCTACGCCTTATGCTGCGTAGGCATCATCCCAGGTTCCTTCTAAACCAGCAACCTCATATTCGGTTACTCGATTCTCGAAGAAGTTTGTATGGTCTGCACCATTCAATACCCATTCTAACCAAGGTAGTGGATTTTCCTTTACCTTGAAATTTGGTTTCATGCCTAACTGTAATAATCTTCTGTCGGTTATATATTTTATATATTCTTTTACTTCGGATTTTTCCAGTCCTTCAATAGAACCCATTGCGTATGCAAGATCAATGAACTTATCTTCGAGATCTACAATATCTTTTGACATTTCGTAAATTTCTTTTTTGAACTCATCGTCAACAACACGACTATGTTCTTTTACGAATGCTTTGAATAATTTAGAGTTACCTTCAACGTGAATTGATTCGTCTCTAATACTCCATTCTACTACTTTACCCATACCTTTCATTTTACCGAAACGTTGAAAGTTAAGTAACATAACGAAAGAAGCAAATAAAGCAACACCTTCGTTGAATACTGATTTGGCTAATGATAAACCAAGACCGCGTAGAGTATTGGTATCTGCCTTTCTCATATAATCAATCTTATCAGCCATCTCAGAGTAATCCAAGAACGCATGATATTCACTATCAGGTAAACCTAATGTTTCATTCAATAGCGCATAAGCACGTTGATGAATACCTTCTCTTGCTGCAAATGATCCTAACATATTACGGATTTCGTTATTCTTAAACTTAGGAATAAACTGATCGTAATAGTTCTGACCAACGGCAACATCTGATTGAGTAAATAGACGTAAGATATTTGTAATATAGTCTTTCTCAACTTGACCGATCTTACCGCCTTTCCAATCAGCAACATCTTCAGACAAATCCAATTCGTCTTCGATCCAATGAGCTTTCTCATGTCTTGTTGTAATTTCAACAGCCCAAGGATAGTGAAACGGCTTGTATGTTTCAGAGAATTCTAAAAGACCACCTTGTTTCTTGACTAACTTGTCTGCTATTGCCATAAGGTCGTTATACGTACCTACATGTTCGTCGTTAATGTATATCTGTGGTACGGATCTTACTTCCTTACCGTTAGACACTCTTTGATAAAAAGCAAGTCTTTGCTCCTCATCATCTAATACTACCTGTGTATAACCAATTCCATGTTGATTAAACCAGGCCTTTGCCTTTTCGCAAAAAGGGCAATTGGATTTCGTATAAATTAAAACTTCCATTTCGTTTATCCTTGGCATGCTACGCATTCATCTTGTTCCTCTTCTGACTTACCAAATTGTACTGCGTTAGGGTTAATAATATCATCTAACTTTTCGCGTTTCACTTTTTCGGAAACGTTTTCTGCTCTGTTAGAAGATTCTGTTCTTAAATAATATAATCCTTTACAACCTTCTGCCCATGCTTGATAATGTACTGTATGTAAGTACTTCTTATCAGCTCCTGCTGGGAAAAAGATGTTAAGGGATTGGCCTTGGCATAAATACTTTTGCCTGTCTCCTGCTAGCTTAATTAACGCGTGTTGGTTTAATTCTATTGCCGTCTTGAAAACATTCTTTATATGATCATCTAGAAACTCTAAATGTTGAACTGACCCACCATTAGTAATAATAGTTGACCATACTTCATCTGTATTTTTACCACGTTCTTCCAATACCTTTTCAAGATATGGATTTTTATTTAGGTGACTACCCACCCTTGTTCTAGAAGTAAATGCATTTGCCTTCCAAGGTTCAATACTTGGCGAGGTATCTACAATCATAGAACTATTTGCGTTTGGAGCAATTGCTAACATATGAGCATTACGTCGGCCTGTGCCTTTCATATCTGGTGCTTCACCTCGACGTTTACCCATTTCTTCAGTTGCTTCAACCGACTTTCTTTTCATATATTCAAAGATCTCTTCGTTCCTGTCAATTGCTTCTTGACTATCAAACGCAATTAAGTTTCTTTGGAAGTAGGAATGTAATCCCATCGCTCCTAAACCTAATGATCTTTCTTGTTGTGCACTATAACGTGCTTTACTAATCTCATCACCTGCATTATCAATAAAGAACTGTAATACATTGTCCAAGAATACGATAAGGTCTTTAACCATATTAGTATCTTTCCATTCGTCGTACTTTTCTAAATTGACTGAAGATAAACAACATACTGCTGTTCTTTCTTCGTCGGTCACAAGGTGTATCTCATTACATAAGTTAGATCCTTTAATTGATAAACCCAAATCCTTTTGAGATTGTGGTAATGCCGCGTTGGCAGTATCAATAAAGTTAACATAAGGTTCGCCTGTTCGGTATCTTGTCTCTAATACTAATTCCCATAGTTTACGAGCATCTACCATTTCACGAACTGACTTGTCGTTAGGATCTAATAAACCCCATTGCTTGCCATCTCTAACCGCTTCCATAAAGGCATCAGTTAAATTAACAGCATGATGAAGGTTTAAATTCTTTCTGTTTACGTCTCCTGTTGGAATACGCATATTAATAAATTCTACAATATCCGGATGGTCAATATCCATATAAGCTGCATAAGAACCTTTTCTTGTACGGCCTTGACGATATGCAACCATGTCAGCATCAACTGTATGTAAAAACGGCATCGGTCCTGGAGCCTTTTTAGATACTGCTCGAATATCAGACCAATGACCACCTACTCCACCACCTTTAACAGATAACCATCGCAACTCTGCTGTATGGTCAATCAATCCGTCTAAAGTATCAGGTACATATGTTAAGAAACAACTAATAGGTAATGCTTTTGCTTTCTCTCCCTTTAAGACTGCATTAGACAGTACAGGAGAAGAATACATAAAGTATCCTTGAGATACATAATCATATATTCTTTGTGCAAGTTTTAAATTACCACCGCAGAATGCAACCGCTGCTCGAGCATAAGCCATTTGTGGAGATTTCTCATCATCTCGACAATAATAGTCTTTCAATAATTTAAATGATTGTTCTCCAAGATCCTTATCTCGTTTTGTTTGAATTTCAATACCTAGATGCTGCATTCTTTACTCCGTTATTATTCTTGTACATATTCTTTGGTTAAGGGAAAGATATTGGTAATTACTCTTGCACATTCTACAGCAAGATCCATATGTTCTAACTGAGTACCGTTACCTGATCGCAATTCAATATAATGAATCCATGATCTTAGTGTACCATTGACATATAATCTTGAGACTGTATTGCCTTCTGGTAAAACCGCTCTTGCTTGTTCTTTTGCGATTCCTTTATCAATTGCCCATTTATATAATTTTTCTGTTTCTCGAATGAAGTCCATTTGTTTCATTCTCCAATCTTCTGCTATTCTTCTTTGACCTTCGTCGTCCATATCAACTGCGATACTATTTTGACGATTCTTTGTATCTTGGAATCTTGCTTCGCGTGGTATCATTTCTAAATCTTCAAGTGGGTTTGCGTATCTTTGGCTAAACTCTTGAAAGGAGAAACTACGATGTCTTAGTAGTTGACGAGCAATATCTCTTGTCGTTTCAACTTCTAAACAAACACTGACCATTTCCAAAGGTGACCAATGTTTATGCTTGATTAAATAATTAACAAGCTTACTATTTGTTGCTGTGTTGTTTTGATTACTAGGATTACTTACGCGAGCACAATATGCTACTAAACCTAATAAAGAATTATCTCCTTTAAGAACTTCCTTAGGAGACCCTACAATTGTAGGTACTTGACTATGACTAATCAATTTTACTTTCATTATATACTATGTCCTTTTCCATTGTTGAAATTTCAATTTAGCTTCCAAACCTCTATATGTTATTGTTCTCATTAAACTCTCAACGCAAGATATACTTCCATCAAGAACCATTTCATTAATATCTTTGCCAGGTACATTGTGTGGCCATATCACAACACTGTGTCCTGCATCGATTATACGTCCCATCCTTTTATGAATCTCTAAATTACGAGGTTCAGCATCAAAGACGAAGACTGCATTATCCACCTTTTCAAGCGAATTGGTATTTCCATCTGCTCCATTCATTGCGATTGCATTTGATAAGAACATACTATCAAGTGCACCTTCAACAACATAATACTTTTCGTTAAAGTTAACTTTGTCAAGTCCGTACAGTTTAGGTACTTCATCGAACATAATAGTTATATAACGAAGGAACGCGTCAGGGTCCATTGACCTTGCCGATACTCCGAAACAATTGCCGTCTTTATCCAAGAACGGTATTACAAGTCGAGCTTCGTCTTTCTTAACGTTCTCGAACTTATTTGGTACTATCCCATTGATCCATTCTTTAAACTTAGGTGCAAAGTAAAGACGGTAATGGTGCTTAGAAGGAATAGACCTTTTATCTATATATTTCTTTACTGGGTGGTTATAATCAAGTTGGCTGATTTTTTTTAACTTTTTTAATGGATCCGAACGAGAGAATTGTGGTTCGGTAAATTTGGTTGACTCTAGAGTTGATGTTACCGTTTCAACTGTGTTATTTGCTTTGCCGATGAATTTCTCAGCGACATAATCATTGTATGCTAACGGATCAACTGCCTTTAGAAAATTACCAAAGATATGACTTGCACCACAATTATGACAGAAGTAAAATAACTTATTGTCTTTTTCGAGGAGCCAACCACGTGCTTTTGATTTATTCTTTTTAGAATCCCCACACAAGGGACAACGAAAGTTGATCTTGTATGGGTTTGTGTTTTTGATGCGATATCGGTCGAGTCGCCCTGCCAAATGTTGGGCGTACTGAATATCAACAAAGTCAAGCATAATATAAAAATCCGAAAATATCTGTTATTGAATACTATTATAACAAATAATAAGAAGGATGTCAACCAATAATTTTAGTAAAATCCAATTTTGTTGCGATAAGGACTAATACTGCTCCTATACCGCCAACATACCATTTCCACTGATTCAAAGTAGATACTCTACCTTCGATCTCAGAAATGCGTTTATCAAGATTGCCATTGAGTTTGCCCAAGGCTTCCATAATTTCTGCATTTCGTTCTGTGCGATGTCTTGCGTTATTATCAGATAGGCGTTGATGATCGTCTCGTGATGAAGATCTGTATTGCTCTAAACGGTCATGAACAATTGCTAGATCTTTAGCAGTTTCAAACTTGCTCGCTTCGATTTTTGAGTCAAGTGCTTCTATCTTGTCGGCCACGTTGTTTAAGATCTCGTGTTGTACCGCAACTCGCTTATCTCTTTCGGTTGACTTTTCAAGGATATATTCGTACTTAGAGAAAAACTTCTCTATTTGTTTGATGTCCTTTTTGATTAAGGCAACATCGGTTTTTACACCAGAAAGATTCTGATCTATATCACTCATAACTCTTTTTCCGTTTAGTGTTAAATTATATCACAGAATACATTGTATGTCAACAAGTATTTATAACTATGGTTTGCCTTAAAGGCACTATTTAAAGATAATATCTTTTTTATTTTTTTTCTACTGCAAGACCAGCAGCAGGTTCGTCATCAATTGTTACATTCCTGTAATAAACTATGACTTCGCCGAGTTCACGAATATATCTTCTCAGCTCTTGGGTATTCTTAGCCATCATTTGATAATCACCAACGGTCATTGCCACAAAGACTATGTCTCCGTTGTTTTTCTTTTTCATTTCGTCTAAGAACTTATCGAGGTAGGTGTATCCCACGGGCCATTCTGGATGTTCTCTTTCTTCTAAATTACAATCCTTAGGCCTTTTGGTTTTAGGTTTTCCATCGTCATCTATCTCACCTGTAGGTAGCTTTTTACAAGGATTAGTAACGATTGCTTCTGAGACTACATACCACTTTGGATCTTCTAAATTAATAGGACGTGGTAGTGTAGGTTGAATAATCTCAATCTTAACTGGTTTTGTTATGATCTCAACTTCTTTAGATCCGAATACGTTTTGAAGTGTACTACATCCGCTAAGGAACGTCAGGAGCATCAAGCTCGCTAATAGCTTTGCTGTCATTCTCTATATCTCCAAATACTTCTGCAGTACCATTATTGAATCTTAATTCCATAAGACCTGGTTTAGCAAGGGCAAGTTTATCAAAGTTATGTTTAGCAAATATAGCAAGGTACTGATCTTTCTCTTGCTCTATTGCATTATAATTACGTTGAAGGTTACCCAAAGATTTTGTTTGTTTCTCAAAGGACTCCGTGATAGCAGCAATGGCAGCTTTTTGTTCTGCCACAGCTCCTTCTAACTTAACGTTGTTTTCTTTGAGAGTTTGGTTTTCGTTATATAACCAATATCCACCAAGACTGAGTACCAATATGATTCCTATGAACAATTGGTTAAACATATTACTCTTCTTCTGGTGTTTCTACTGACTCTACGGTTTGACCTGTGCGTACGTCGACTTCATCAGCAACAATTCCATCTAAACCGGCTTCAGGCTCTGCTGCTAGGTTCATTGTTTCGACTTCTGCGACTTCAGGATGTTCCGCTGTCATGTCTTGATATTTTGTATTTAAAGCTGCTCTTACTCGAGATGTCATCTCATCATCAAAAGCTTGCTTTACCTTTAACGGATTGTTGTCTAAGGCTTGTGAAATTATGTCATTTACTGGCATGTTGTTCTCCATATTATATTGTTAGTAAATTTATTTATACATTTTCCAAACGAACCATTAATCTCTCGGCTCGGTTAGTAACTTGTTTGTGCCATTGAGAATCTCTACCCTCAACAGCGGCTTCTTTCCAATCTCCTTCGAGAATGGCTGCGTGCATTTTCTTGAATTTGCTTAATCTCGTACGACCCATATTAAACATCATATTAACCAAGATTTGTTGGACTTCATCCTCAAGGGCTTCAAAGATCCCGTCTTCGTATAGATGCTCGCATTCTGAGATTGCCAAGTCCAAATCATGCTCGAAACATTCTTTGACTCTTTCCTCAGTAATTGGGGATCCAACTTGAAGACCGAACTCGGGGTCACTGTCGAGAACCAGGTGTCCAACACCAAACGTAGGGTATCCGAGATGATCTTTGTATACTTCATATACTACACCCTCGTCTACTTTTAATTGTTCAAATACCGCCTCGCGGTCTAATTTTGTATCTTTAAAAAACATTTCTTTTCCTCTTTATGATAATGTAGAAAGATCTACTGTAGTTGTTCCTTGAAATTGTAATAAGGACTCTACCTGACTTTCTGCAAAATCTTGAATATTGTTTGAGTAATAATCATCACCACCGGCATATTCATATCCCCATACTGTAATATCAAACGCGGTGTTAGCGGTTGTAACTTTTGTTACTTCACTGTTGGCATAATCTTCAGCACTTAATACAGCAATCATAGGCTGTTTAGAAAATACAGAGGCACCAGCAGAAACATCAAAAGTTTTAACGTTGATAGTAATCTTCTTAACGGTATTATCCGTATCGAGTTTTAACACTTCAACCAATTCTAAAACTTTATCGTATGTAGGCATTGATTAACCTGCTGAAGATCCCATTGCTGCTTTTGCAGCTGCACGTTCTTTATCACGTTCTTGTTTGCGCTTTTCGCGTTCTTTCTCAGTCTCATCACGACCTTTCTGACGTTCTGCATCAGCTGCGTGTTTTAACTTGAGTCTTTCTTTTTCTTTATCTTGTTGATCTTTTAAACGATCAGTTTCAGATGCCTGTCTTGCTTTCATTTGAGCTTGAGCAACTGCATCTTCCATTTTAACTGTACCCATAATATCTCGAATACGTTTCTTATGTTTCTTGGCAGTCTTTTTAGAAATGCCAGGTTCACCATCAGGACCTACTCCTAATCCGGCAATGTTTCCACCCCCAACATTATTTGTAGGTTCTTCTTCGATGTCGCGCTTTGCCGCTTCAGCAATCACTGCACCGTTTTCATCTATGAATCGTTGTAACGCTAAATCAAAGTCCTCTTCTAAAGATTCCTCTGTTAAATAGTTAGTTGCATCAATTCTTTGTTGTTCGCGTATCAACCATAAGGCTGATGCATACGAAGCAAGTTTTGTCTGTCCGCCAGGAAGCTTGCCTAATAGTTTCTTCAGATTCAAAATCATTTGGTCAAAATTACCAAACGCTTTCTTCTGCGCATTCTTCGAGAATTCCTTACGTTTGATTAGGATATTACCCTTCTCATCAATAATTCCTTCCTTATATGCCTCCCACTTTTCAAAGGGCGTAACTAGCCTTTTGATAAATGAGTACACTAAGAATAAATCTACTACCATTTAAATTTCCCTCAACCTTGTTTCGATAAACACATCACCATTTATAGATGCTGCGTTCATCATCAAATCATCGTATACTAACAACTCAGGCATATAGTTCAAATACTCCACGAACGGTTTTAAGAATTCGTGATACTCATGTAGGCGCATGAATAGCATATTTGTTGCCTGCGGTCCAAACACATTGAATATTACAATGAGATGGTTCAGAATTAACCTTTCTTTCAATTCGTCGTCTTGCCTATAACGAGAGAAGAGTTTACGGAGATATTGGAATCTCTTAATATCCTCTTCGAACTCTGACATCTCAGTACACTGAGGGTTGTCATAGTGTTTCATCGCGTATAGCAGAAAGGTTGATTCTGTCAAATTCATAACAATAAAGGCTAACTCAGTTAAAGTTAAGCGTCAGCAACGACTGTATCATCTCCAGTACCATCTACACCTAAGTCACCAGCAGCAACTGCTGTAACTTTCATCGGAACTAAGCATTCCGCGTAGTGACGGCCATTGGACGTATGATATAACCACCAACCTGGTCCTTTAAGACCTTTAGCTCTGTTAGCTGCAACGCCTGCTTCTGTTAAGTCAACAAAGACTGCGTTGTCTTCGTCGTTTGACTTATTAGTATTGCCTGCGGCAGTTTCGAGCCACTTTGGTACGCTAGCTGCAGCGTCTGTCTTTCCCCATAGTGCCATTGTTATTCTCCTAATTTATTATTTTAAAACTGTATAAAGTTCATCAACTAATTCAGCTTTCTTTTTTCGTTTATCAAGTTCAATACCTGCCTTACGACCTTCAGCCTCAAGATCAGCTTTTGTTAGTTTACCTAACGCAGCTTTAGTAATCTTAGGACCTTTTGCAGTTGCAGCCTTTTTAGGCTCCTTAACTGGGTCAACTTTAGCAGGAGTCTTCTTGTCTAAACCAAATAGCTTTTTAATCCAATCAATCAAAAACATAATTTACTCCTATTATATAATAGAAATTAACTACCGCAATTGCTAGCGGCTAATTTCTTTTTCTTTTCTGGCTCTTCCTCTATGGATTTCTCTGTAGTTTCTTCAGCCTTTTCGTTGTCTCCTTTCCAGTTCTTGTCAACGTAATCAAAGAATTCTTTTTTCTTTTCATCGCTTTCAAGTTCAGCTGGACTTTCGACTCCAAACTTTTTTAAACATTTTTGAAAGAATTCTTGATATTCAGAATCCTCTTCATTTTGTAAACGAGACATGACCAATTGCTCAATCTTGCCTTCTATAATTTCTTTCCAGTTGGACATTTTAATTTCCTTCTTAATATTAGTGATATACTGTTTATTTATAACAGTTTCGTTATCCGAATCTGTAAATTATCAATACCTTTAATTAAACGATGGTATTCACCCTCTTCAATCTTAAATCTTACTCCTGGCTCTAATAATAAAGGTAAACAGTTTTCTGGTTGAAATTGCCAACCATTTCCTGATATTACTTCAACTAAACGGTCTTCTTTATCTCTGTGCCAAACAAACTCCGACTGATCTTCATTAATATCAAATGTACGAATATCATCAAGATCCGTATATGGTTTACCAGAAATAACTACCACCTCCCTTGAGGCCAAGATCTTTTGCGTATTTAGGTAATCTACAGGCCCAGTATCCTGCAGACATTTTATCTGTTTTAGTATCGCAATTGTGTCTGCTTGCGAAGTTACGAGCCGCGTCTCTATCGTTGATTTTAGCAGTAAGCCCGCCTTTCTCATCGCCGAACTCAATCTTTTTGATATTACCTGTGTCAGGGTTTCTAACATAAACAACATACTTTTTATTTCCGCTTGAACGTTTAGGGGTATTTAATTCTTGTTCTTCATCAAATTCAATCATCGGAGATTCTAAAGGAACAGTAACTCCTTCATATAATCCAAAACCTTCATGTTTCCACTCTGTAAATTTTTTCATTAGTGATCCGATTTGTCGTTTCTATCTGTTTTGTTTGATAATATAAATCGTCTGTTAGGATTCACCGCAATTTTAAACTTAGTCATTAACTTTCTATTCACTAACATTTCTGATGCAGTATCTTTTAATGACAACGCGATTTCAGCAATATGTTTCTTGTTATTGAAAAAGATCTCATGTTCAATTACAGGTCTTGTATCAAATGCCTTCTGACCACGAGTTGGGTTTGAGACATATATTACTTCACTCTCAAACTTATAACCATTCTTTTCCCAAAATACCATTTTACCTTTTGTTTCCATTTTATCAACATGGAGCATACTTGCTTTTGCACTGTTACCAGAATCAAACTTTGCACGTACAGGATTCTTTTCCATACCTTTAAATATAATCGTTTCAATATAACCTGCTTCTTGTCTAAAGATTGGTCTTCTATTAACATCCTTAGAAAAGAATTGTATAATTGTCTCTACAACTTTCTTATCAGATACTTTACCTAGTTTCTCTTCTGTCCAAGGATCATAACCTTCAAAGTGAGAACGAATACCTGGAGAACCATTTACTTCGATAATATAAGGATTGCCTTTCTTATCAACAAAATGATCTACTCCACAATATACAGCTCCTGTTGCTCTTGCGGCTGCTTTAATTACTGTGATCTCTTTCTTCGATAAATCGTATGGTTCAGTAGTTGCACCTTGGTGAACATTGTTTCTAAAGTCTTTGTTATCTGGTGCTTGTATTCTTTCTGCCGCAGCAATGATCTTACCACCTACAAGTAGAGTACGTATATCTGATTTCATTTCAAAGAATTCTTGTATTAACAAATCAGCATCGTATTTCCATAACGATTGACATACACCTGTTAAAGATGACATACTATCAATCTTCATTACACCAACACCTTGAGTTCCTTTAAGTGTTTTAATAATAACAGGGAACTTTCCACCAACTCGTTTATGAGCGTCTTCGATAGATTGTTCGTTGGGTATAGATGATGTTCTTGGAATCGGTATATTGTTACGACCTAACAATAATGCGTTGGACATTTTGTTATCACAGACTAACATAGATTCTAAATCGTTAACAAGCAAAAAGCCAATATCTTGTAAGGAGGATATAAACGCTTGGGAGGAAAGCGTACCGATTGCTCCTGCTCTTACAAATACAATTGAGTTATGTGTTTCAATTTCAATATCTTTATCTTTGCCATCAACGTTACGAAGCTTTACAGTTCCGATGTCAATATCAGAGTCAGCAATCCACGATTTTGTTATATCAACGAAATCGTATTTTATATCTCTCTTAACAGAAACTTCTTCAACAATATCAGCAAAGGTTCCGTCGCCATCTCCTGTACCTAAGACGACAACGTGCAGCTTGTTATAAGGAACAATTTCTGCTTCCTCTTCAAGAGGGTCTCTTCTGTACTCAGATATGGTTTTCATAATTTATTATACAACATTAATGCTGCGATGTCAACTACTTCTTGCGCTTATTGGCAGGAAGAGATTTGTCTAATGCAGCTTCGACTTCTTTATATTGTCTGATGTATTGCATTGAAGGATACTTAGCCTTTTTCAGCTTTGCATATGCACTCTTTACAGCAGGATCTTTTGATTGTTCCATATCAGAGATTTCATATCTTGCGTTCATCTCTTCTAAGTCAGACTCGAACATTTTTTTATAACTAGAAACCCCTTCTTTAACTTCCTTGATTGGTCCAATGACTTTGCATTTGTACTTGGCGCAAATTTTCTTAACATCTCTGTCGTTTGCGAACTTAGTTAATGATGCAGTCTTACCAATAAATTCGATTGAAGCAGGACCTGTATCTCCACCATCAAAACTAGAGATATGCATATTTCTAACTTTAGATACAACTTTATCCATTATACCCATTTCTTTTTGGTCGAAACCAAAATCGTCATCAAACTTGTTAGAAGTATTACCTTTAGTTACTTCGATAGTTAAACGTGCTTCGCCACGACGGTTACGATCTTTGTAGTTCTTAAGATCTTTAATACCTTCATTTACTTCTACGCTTTCTACTAAATCAGAATACATATCTTTAATATCAGAATCGTCATAATAGTAATGCTTAGTTAAAAAGTTTACAATATCTTTTGCTTGTCCAGTAACATCAGCAGTAGTATTACCAGTTTGCTTGATTTTAATTTTGAATAGCTTTTCAATTTTAGCAGTTAACTTTTTATCGCCTACGTAATCAATATCAGCAATACCTTTTCCTGATTTAGCTTTAACAGCTTCATTGATAGTTTCGTCCATTGAAATAGTAACTTCTTCTCTATATAAATTGGGGTGCTTTTTCTTGGCATCCCTATCCATTTGTTGCATAATCTTCTTTTGTTCAGGAGTTGGCTTTCCTGCTAAATTCCAACCACCACCTTTCTTAAGCGCTTTAGTTCTTTTTCTAAACGCTGCTGCCTTTTTAGGATCAGTCTTATCTAATTTGCTAAGGTAATCTATATCATCCTGCCAAGGATCGGCAGCCTCAACCATACTTTCGTTATGCGGATAACCTTTTAATGGCTCCTTTGAAGGCACTAAAGCTTGCTTAATTTTTTCATAAGTTAGCTTATTGATTTTTTCTTTAAATTCTTTTGTTCTTGCATCAAGACTTTTTTTGATCTCTACATCTAATCTTTCTTGCCTTGTTAATTCCTTTGACATTTTATCCTCCGAATTCATGTCCAGCGACCCGCTTCATTTGCTTTTCAAATTCTGCTTGATCGGGTTTAGTTTTATATAATTTGATTGATAGGTCATCTTTATCTTTGCCTTTGATGCGCCAATTATAACCTTGTTCTTTATGTTCTGGTTTTGTTGTTTTAACAACTCGACGTTTATATCCGTCATCCCATGATTCTGAACCTTCTGATAACTGTTCATCAACCATTAAGGCAAGGACGTGGGAATCTAAACCAAATTGCTGTGCAATTTTGCCTGCATAGTAATCTTTACCATGACGACCTTTAGTTCCGTGTTTATACATGATTTCTTTTACTTTGGCAACCGCTTGGCCGTATTTCTTTTTGAATATCGTATCAGCTGCTAACTTCTTAATTAACTGTGAAGTAGTCAATTCTTCCAACTCCTTGGATTCGGGTACACAATTTGGAACGTCTTTGCCGTTCTTCTTTTTCATTCCAACTTGTTTGTATCCGTCCCAACACTTTTCAGTGACGAATTGGTTATAAGATAACATAATTAACCTTTGTATGTTCCGTTGACGATATCACTTAATAATTTTTTAACTGCTGTTCTCGCGACTGCAGGACCAACTTTATATTTCTGTTCTAAACTTTTAGAGACACCCATCAAACCAGTAATACCATCAGAACGACCATCTTTCATAAAGGCCATGATATCTTTTTCTAATTGTTTTTGATTTGGTAAACCTTCAGCAATCTGTTTATTGTTGGTACCTTCGTTAATAATACTATCAATGAAATCTTCTAATTCTTCGACGTCGTCAGTTTTGATTTCGCCGTTGTCCAATGCCCATTGCATTAGTTCGTCTTCGACTTTCTTTGGTAAATCTTTACCTCTTCGAAGAGCATCAATATCTCTACGGTTTTTAGTTATCAGTTTCTTCCAATCGCTATCTCTTGGATACATATTAATAACTTTCTGAATGTTTTCAGTAGTTAACCTGATCTCTGCCATTGCTTCAAATATGTATGACATTATCCGAACCTCTTCGCAAATGTTTTGAGATCAATTGTTTCAAAAGAACCAAACTCATCGGTTACTCTGTATCCAACTTTACCTTTAAATTCTACAGGTTTTGCTGAATAATATTTGTTGCCTTGTCTAAGACCACCGATCTCAGATCCGTAGAAACCAAGCTTTTTCATTTTAGGAGCAGCTTCTTCAAGTTCTTCGTCAAACATACCTGAATCTTTCATCATCTTCAGAGCATCTTTCTTAGCTCTTTCCATATTACCTTTGTTCATCTTTTCAACAGCTTGCTTGATTAGCTTGAGTCGTTTTGCTTTATCCTTTTCAGACATTGCTTCTTCGATAGTTTCTTCTTCAACACCTTCAACACTTTCAACCTTTCTTGCGAATGAAGCAACAAATTGACCAGGACGGGCTTTAGGATACATTGCTTTAAATACAGATTCGTGTCCCATTACAAACGTAACGAGGTCTTCAAGAACAACAGTATCTAGTTTAGCCATATACTTTGCTGCATCTTTAAGTTTGTTTTGAGTTAGCAGTTTAGAGATGGCAAGAAAGTCTTTCTTATCTCCACCTGATTCTCGTTTTGCAGCATCAGAGATTTCTTTTGCTAACGCCTTTGTTTCTTTTGCGAGGTTCTCATTGATTGTATCAACGCCCTCTAATACTTGTCTAAAATTTTTCATTTGGGTTCCTGGTCCTTAAACTGTTTGAAAGTCTTTAATTTGTTTTCCCGCTTGACTTTTTGGTTCGGGGTATCTTTTTGAAGTTTGGCTCTTGCTTTATCAGTACCCCAATCACCAGCGCCGCCTTCTTCCTTAATATTATTTATACGATCCATTATTTAACTTTGTCGGCAAGATCCTTATCTGCCTTACCCCATGTTCCAGGTGATTTAGTAGCAAAACTATTAACTCTTGCTAGTCCCCATTGTACCGGAGTTGTTCCAGGTCTATGACCTGTTCTCCAAGCAGCAACACCACGATCAAACACTTTCTTTAAAATACCATAAGGCATTCCTGATTTCTCAGCTTTATCCTTTAATGATTTTTCAGGGTTTGATTTCTCGGATACGAACTCTACTTGTTCAATCAACTGTTCTATCTCGTCGATTCTTTGATCTGTTATTTGAGATTCAATCACTGATCGTTGTTTCTCTAATGCTTCGGCTTCTCTTGCTTTGCCGTACATCTTAAATCTGTAATCGAAGTTTACTGTATTGTCTTGTCTTAATAATTGATGTGGTCTTTTTAAACCTGCACGTTCCATATTACGGTTAACTGCTTCACCAAACATTTTCTTAAATTTGTTTGAATGCTTAGATGGTTTTGTTTTTGCTTCTGCATCACCAGGTGCCTTATCGTAAGCATCAGGATTGTCATCGTCCATCTTTGACTTTTTATTAAAATGAGCTTGTCTTTTATCTTTAGTAGAACCACCTAGATCTTTATAATAACCAGGCTGTTGCTTTTGTTGTTTGGATTCTTTATCAGCTTCTTTTTGTAATCGTTCTTGAATAGATGCTGCTTTATATAAAGTTGAGTTTGTTTCTTCGTTAGCAGTTCTTAAAGCCTTTTGAACTTCAGGATGTTTTGATAGATTACGTTTGAGTTTATCAATTTCTTTAACTGCGTAATTCATGTTACCTGCTAAATCCAAAGCAAGTTCAATACCTAACTTAACATTCTTATCTCTTGCAGCTGCTGATTTAGATTTTGGATTATTTTTATAATAAGTAGCAACTTCAGCGCCTGTTAGTTTTTGTTTGCCCATTGCAGACAACGGATCAACTTTACCAGCCTTAACTCTTTCAGCAAGGAATTGGTCAACTGCAAAGTTTAATGATTCGGATATACCTAGACCACTTCTAACATCTCGATATAAGTCCAATCTCATTCTATCGTTTCTTGTTGGAATTCCTTTTGTAAATAAATCAAGATCGCCATCAGCGGCTGCAGCTCTAATCTTACTTGCTGACATACCTGAAACATCATCACTATCAGGATCTCTTTCGCCTGCAGAAACAACCTTAATAGAATTGAATGTATAATCCTTTCCATTATATTTGTTTAATAATGTTTCAAATTCTTTAACTCTATCTGAACCTACAACAAGAACAAGATCCTTATATTTTGCTTTTTGTAATTCCTGTGCAACTTGTATAATTGTTTTTGCATTTGATTTAACGATTAATCTTTTACCAAAGAATGTTTGAGCATATTTGATTTTCTGATCGTATGTTAATGGATTCTTTTTAGCATCTTGAGTTTTTGATAGGTATACTAATGGAGTACCTTTTTCTGCGATTGCTGTTGATACTATCTTATTAACTAGTTTCTCGTGGCCTACTGTTGGCGGATTCATTCTTCCAAACGTAATGACAGCTTTATCTTGAACAGCTTCGTCTAATCTCGGTTCAGTATCTATAAACTTGTTTGCGTCAAAAGTCTTCGCGGAATCCTTCTTTATAATTCCTTTACCAGTATCTTGGTCTTTCTTTTTATCTTTGCGCTTTTTGATATCTTTATTAGAAGAATCTTTTGACTGGTTGTCATCAGTGTAATCGTCGATAGATGCTCCCGCTTGTGACGTTGTATCTTTTTCGTTTAAGCGATCCATTTAAATATTCCTAATTTAGTTTGCTAATGTTTTTATTTATAATAATTAGCAAAGGACTCGATAAATTCATAATTTACGTGAGCTGATTCGCTCCAAATCGTAGATTCTCTCAAATATCCAATAGCAGGTGTTGGCGACATGATTGCTAAAGGTATTTGAGTTGATCGTTGCCCTCGTATAAAGTATGCGTTATCCACTGCTCCTAATATTCCTTTTTCTTCTATTTCGTGAATAAGGTTTTGTGCAGTTCGTTTGGTCATCATATATGCGTGTGCACCTTCATGACCATCTATGTTTATTATTTTTCGTTCTTGTTTATTACCTTCGATATAATTATATCCTAACTCTGATAGTTTATATCCTAATGTAATTAAATAGTTATCTGGTATTTTAATATCTGGTTTGTAATACATTATAGCATCGTGTTCTAATACGATACCAACCGAATCTTCACCTTCGGCAATCTTTTTCCAAATAGCAGCATGACCTGCAGAACATGTATTTGCTTTATGATGCATATTTGGTTCAGCAACATGTTCCCACGGTTCGTCGAACTTCATTTTAATACCAGTTTTACACCAAGCCATACGACCAGTACAATGAGACCAACCTTCAAAGTATTCCCAGTCCAAATCTATAAGATCACAAGAGTCAGAACAATTCTTTGCGTATTGTCTTGATATTGGATGGTCATGTGTTAATATGTAGGCCTTCACTTAAACTTAATTTCCTTATAACCATGTTCTAAGCAAAACTCGTTAATTGAATCTACATATACATCTCTTGGCGGACCGAAGTCATATAACATTTCTGCAAACGAAGAATGCTTACGAGTATTTTCGGCTGTCTTGTGTTCTACGTATTCTATGTCATCATAATGTTTTTCTAAGTATTCATATAATAACTTATCTTGATCTTCGATTCTATATGTAACGTCAGGTTTTATGTCTCGTATGATTGTGTTAAATCCACATATACTACGAATAGCATTTTCAATTGGATTCTTATTTTGCATTCCACCAAGATGGGCCTGCCTGTATCTATGAGATATAAAGTCTATCCTTTCTACGGGCTCTGTTTCAACGACAAAAGATGATCCATCTCTTTCAAAGGTAGATTGTATAATATGTGGTGTTTCTGTATATACAATAGATGCTAATGATTCTCTTGGGTTTCTTACATTATATATTAGATGATTATATTCAGGTCTGCGTTTAAATTCTTTCTGCCATAAGTAACTGCCTGTTGGGAAACTTAGAAACCAAGATACGATTCCGTCTTTGCCGAGAGTTTCATGGCCAACATCTAAACCCCACTTACTTAATATCTTAGATGTAAATCCGGTTCCAGTTCTTGGATGTCCTACTCCTAGTATAGGAACAAACTTGCATTCATCACCCATCTTATAATTAATTCTTGTGCGCTTGCGCAATTTAAACTCCTTGCGAATAATCTTTTAACCAAGGCATACCGCCATCAAGGGCTGTTGAACCCCAATGTTGTTCGCAATATATTTTCCCAGGTCCATCGTACCGTGGATAGCCTGGTCTGAACCATTGTGGTATAAACATATATGATGGGAATATATGTAATAGATGACGATGATTATCTAATAACCTTGCCAAGTAAAAGTTGCCTGTTGATTCGTGTGGCTTTGGATCCAATTGATTTGGTTTGAGTTGATGAAGGTTTCTTAATATCTTATCGAGGAATTCGTTACCTGGGTTTGCTGCCATCACTGGTGATATAGATCTCGGTATAACTGATTCGCATTCAAATACAGTATATGCTAAGTTTGGATCTTCGACAAATAATTCCGAAACGTCGTGATAACATTCTGAATCTGCTTCAGGCCAGAATCCGCCTCTTTCGTATATTAACTCATAACGAATTAAATCAGCAACACCTGCCCATGTACCTCGTCTGTAGTACTCTTCAATCAAATGTTGATTATACCATTTACGTTTATGTAGCATATCATCTGTGAACACGCTGTATTCCCAGTCAGGCATTTTTTCTTGCCAAGTGTTCATCCACTTTAATGGAGCAGGATTAGGTCCTATCCAAATGTGGGTCATTTTCTTTTCGATATTCATAGTCTTTTAATATATCTCATTGCGGCCGATGCGTTGTCGCTGGAGTCTAAATTTATATATCCAACGTTCAGTCGGTCAAATTGTTCCATGATTGCTTCGTCAATTAAAATACACTCAGCTTCGTCTTGTGCTCTACCTTGTTGTTCAAAACCTTCAGGTCTTGTTAACATAAAGTTAATATTATGATTATATAAACAATAACATTCAAAAGCCATTTTGTCAATTAGATCTGAATAGATTGCTTCACCGTATCTCTCACGATATATTGGACTTAAGAGTACAGGACTATCGGTAATGATATAATCTACCTTATCGGATAATCGTAATATTTTTCTGTGTTGATGTCCGAGTACCCAAAGTTGATCTGCCAACATTGGTATGTTACCTTCCCATACGCACTCTTTAGCAAACTCATCTGTCAGTTCGACATTATAGCCTGCGATTTTCATTTGATAGAATAAACCCGCGGCAGCGGTGGACTTACCTGATCCTGGCCCGCCGTAGAAGTTTATGACTGTGACGTCTTTCATTGAGGATCACCTTATTCATATTATAGAAATTATATTATAACAAACTTAGGTCTTAATGTCAACTGATTCCTTGAGAGAAACGATAATCATAAAAGTCTTTATTGATTTCTCCTGCGATTGCTGTCTTACCTGTTTGTCGACATTTAATATATGTCTTTTGAGTTCCGCCGCCTGGTTTAGTAAATGTTCTAACGCCTGCGGCTATTACACCTGGAGTATCAGCATATGTATCTGCAGCGGTTGCCGCGTTATCATATTCCCAAGCTCCATTGCTTCCTTGTACTGTTACGAATGCCATTACTCGTACCCTGCTTCTTTAGTGAGTTTCATAATAACGTGGAATGGTCCATCGCCAACAACTCGTATATCTCTATTAGAATACACGTTATCTACAAAACCTTTATATTCGTGTGAACCAGAATTTACAAAATAATAATGACCGTGAGCTGTAGATCCGTCCCATCTAGAAATGTCTATATGTTTATTGGTTTTGCAGCCCCAATATATTTCTTTAATCGTTACTACTGCACCGTTAACCGATTGATAAGGATGTACAAGGTTTGCTAATAAAATATCAACAGTATCACCTGCGGAGTCAGTTACATAAATCTTTACGACTGCTTCTGTTTTTGTTCTTTTTAAGTAATGAATTTCGGACATTATTTTTGCCACCCTTTAATATATTGATCTGAGAAGTTAGCAAGACTGAATCCCATACGATCCACGATCTTTAATGCGTTCTTACCATAATGGTCAATCGCAACAAATCCTTCTTGTCCTGTTACTTCAAATCCTTTTGTTGTTTTAAGAAGTG